CTCTCAGATCTGTTCAACTCGGGGATGTGATCATGCCCGGCTCCAAAGACACCCGCGAACTCGTCGAGCTGTTCAAAGCTGCGCCCGCCGATATGGTCGCCCTCACCGTTTATCAGTTCCGCCGCCTTTACTTCCTGGCGCGGCATCAGAACGGGCTCAGACGGCACGCGCACCTGTATGAGCAAGCCCTGCACGACCTGGGCGCCGAGGTCCGCTTCGCAACGATCGACGAGGTGCGGCTCTATGCAGACTGAAAAGCTCACGCGCAAGCAAAAACAACACATCCGGGCGGCTTTCGCCCATTACGCGGTTTGGGAGATTGTCGGCGACAGTCTCCGGCGCGACTGGGAGGAACAGGGCCTCGATCCTGACAGCTTTGCCCTGCAGAACTACGCGCGGGACGTGGAAGACAGGATCACAAAATTCCTGGGCGATCCTCGATATGTCTGGTGATGTGTGACAGTTGGCTAAGTGTGGCGGACCTGTTGCCAGATCTGGCAGAGTGGTGTCATACTTAGTTCATACGCAACCAACCCAATGACCCGCATCGAACTTTCCACCGAGTGCCCCGACTTCTACATCCTCACCACTGAGAAGGGCAAGACCGTTGAGGTCATGCAGCACACATACGGCGGATGCACCGTCTACATCAAGCAAAACGGCAGCAAGCGCCTGAGCTACGGCAAAACTTTCGGCTCAGTCGCCGAGGCAGCCGAGAGCTACAAGCGCCAAGACATCAAATCAGCTCTCTACGCCCTGGCCGAAGCTTGAGGCCCTGGGGCCTCTCTGTTCCATCGTTCTGCCTCTCATGATTGACACCCTCACCCACCCCAACGGCAACAGCTACAGATTCCAGCAGGCCGGGCTTCAGGTCGTCGTCACCGCGCATAGCCCCTCGGGCCATTGCATGGCGACCCTCAGGCTCACGAACGAGGAGGCCCGGCAGCTTTGGGTTCACCTGCGGATCGAAATGAACTCGACTTGGAAGCCCAGCAGCTGCCCGGTTCGCCTTCCTGTGTTTGCGGTGGACAGTTGACTAACTGTGACCGACCCCCGGCAGGAAGTGGCTGCCTGGTGTCATACTTAGGACATCGACAGGCAACCCCATGACAGCCCCCACAATCCTCGACCTCGACGGCATCACCTACAACGTGATCAGCATCAAACCTTTCACTGTCGGCCCCGAGCAAAACAGCCGCATGACCGGCACCGTCGAGCGCATCAGCTACACACTGCAGCGCCCCCGGGGCAAGCGTTTCTATCACGTCGTTCAATACGAAAACGGCGCGTTTTCTTCCGTCTCCTGAGGGCTCACGCCCTCCCATTCATCCACCTGCACCCTTTTCAATGCCATTCACTCCAGCCCCCGGCCGCAGCCTTCAGGCGCACGCTGACAGCCTCGCAAAGGCCCTCAAAAAGCTCTCGCCCGACGATCCAGCCCTCAAGGCCTATCAGGCCTCAAAAAGCGAGGAATGGGTCACAGGCGCGAACCTGTGCAAAATCATCGACATTGGCGAGCGCACCCTGTTCAGGTGGCGCGATTCCGGCGCCCTCACCCCTGGGACCGAATGGCGCCGCAAGTCCCCCGGGAAGGCGTCAACGTGCATCTACAACGTGGCCGCGATCAGCCAAAAGATGGAATCACGCGAATGGTCAGAATCCAAAGGGCTCCCAGTGTCTGATGGGCTGTCGGCCTAATCTGATGCCCCGATAAGTTAAAATTTGTTCAGGTAGAACGGTCCGCGTGAGCCCAGGTCTGGGTTCAGGCGGATTTTTTTTATATCTCGTCGATTTCGTAAAGAGTCGAATAAAGAGCCACATAAAGCGCGCCCCGGAGCTGTTCAATCGCGACCTGTTCAAACGGATCGCCCCCGGGCCAATTTTTGTAAGCCCGATCAACGCAGATGTGCATCAGCCGGAGGCTCGAAAGGGGAAAGCTCATTTCGATCATCAGCTCGTCGTCGTCTTCCTTTTCCACCCTTCGCGCGCCGTTGTTTGAGTTTTAGCGGACCCAGCTGGGGCAAACAGACGCCGAAAACCGTTTGATTTTGGCCATTTCAAACGCCTTTCAAACGGTGTTTGTTTGATTTTTTCTCAGTCATAGCAATGGATTGCGCGATTTCAAACGCCAAACGGTCCCGGAGACACCCCCCCTTATAGACACACAAAAACATGAGTAATAGAACAGATGAACTACCACTTTTCTATGTATCTATCTCTATACCGTTTGATCGTTTGAATTGATTGATAGAGGGGCAAAAACCCTGCCTCGCAACGGATTTCGGTCAAACGCTTTTTCAAACGCTACCGTTTGAACCGTTTGAAAATCCCCCAAACGCGCCCCCGCCCCCTGGATAAACTGGGACATGGATCCGCGTAAACAACCCGGCTGGCAGCGATTAGCGGCCCCAGGTGAACCACTCGGGAGCTATCGCAAGGGCTGGCCGGTCTGGGTTTATAGGGGCGCAGGATGGTCTCGCGGGACTGTCGAGGCCGTCCACGAAACCCGGGGAACTTGCCGCGTCACAGTGAAACTGTCAGACGTGAGAGGGGGGCACCCCTTTGTCGTCTGCTACGACAGCCGAAACATCTGCAGGAGAGACACAAATGCCAATTAGAGCCACTTACAAACTGCACGGGTTGCCCGAGCTGGACAAAGCCCTTGTCAAGCTCAGCAATCAAGACATCGAGAAAGCCCTCACCACAGGATTCAGGAGAACGTCAAAGTCGATTCCTGGGTTCATGGCCCGAGGGGCTGCCAAGTTCTACACAGCCAAACAGCGTCAGATGAAGGACGCCATCCAGTCGCCCATCGTGAGGCCCACTAATGCGGGGGCAGAGATCCAGGTCAGATCATCAGCCGCGCCATTCTCTGGGCGCCTGTTCTCCCCCCTGCATGGAGTTCGGTGGGTGGATAAGAAGAATGCAAGCATTAAGGTTTTCAAGGGCGGAAAGCGAACACCGAGAAACAGAGGATTCAGAAACCCAGCATTCGCCAAAGGTGGGCCGTTTGTTCGGACATCTGATCAACGCTTGCCAATTTCAAAGATGACGGGGCCAAGCTTTCATCATCTGTTCATCGGTGGCAAGCACGCTGCGCCGATCCTTGAGTTTGTGGATGACAAGGCCAGCGAGAAACTGCACAAGGCCGTTGTCGATTCTCTGCGCGCAAAGTCGCGAGGTTTTCTGAAGTAGTGGCACCCCGGGGAGGGGCACCCCCCTTCCCCCTGTCTCCCCGCTGTGGGCTGCTCCCCCTGGTCACCGTCGACCAAAGGGCCGGGGCTTTTGGGTCCTGCCTGTGCAAAAACTACTCGGGCGCCGTGCGCGCAAAAAAACGTTAGTAAATCGGTACTATTTGACCCGCCCTGAAAACCTTGTGATCGCAAGTGATCTCAGGTGATAGCAAGTGACCCACGCCCCTGGACAGTCTTTGCGCGTCCCTGAATCTTTGCCTTATCCTCTGGCTAACAGGCGAACACGATGACACTTCCGACCGCAAAAAATATCGAACTCCTTGGGCTCGATGCACTGACCCCGTATGACCGAAACGCAAGACTTCACACCGAAAAGCAAATCAAACAAATCGCGAAATCGATTGCAGCGTTTGGGTTCAACAATCCGATTCTGATCGACTCAGATCAGGGGATCATTGCGGGTCACGGCAGACTTGAGGCGGCGAAGTTTTTAGGTTTGGAAACGGTGCCAGTGATCCGCCTGGATCACCTAAGCGACAAAGAGCGGAGGGCTTACATATTGGCTGACAACAGATTGGCGGAACTCTCTCAGTGGGATGAGAAAACACTGGCGGCCGAGGTCGAGGCGCTGCAGGTGGCCGACCTTGATCTTGACGCGGTCGGNTGGACNGAAGACGAGCTGCAGGCTCTGACGGCCAGCCTCGATGAGGCCGAGGCCCTGGAGGATGAACCCGTTTCGCTTGCCTCAGATGAGTCTAATTCTGAGACAAAATCGTTTCGGTTCGAGTTCGACATCAGCGATCACGCCGAGCTGGCGGAAATGCTCGACAACCTGCGGCGCCGTTACAAGCTCGACTCTGACGCGGAAACCTTCGAGCACCTTGTCAGAGGGGCGCACGGCTGATGGGCGTTTCGCTCCGAGAGTATGCGCGCATGCGGGGGCTCGATAAGGAGAGCGTCCGTCTCGCGTACCATGACGGCCGACTCCCCAACTCGGTCACCAAAAAGGAAAACGGGCGATATGACATCGACCCAGAACTTGCCGATAAGGAATGGAAAGAGAACACAAACCCCGCCAAACAGAACAACACAAAAAACAAAGTCGCTCAGCCGCCATCGATGGCGCAGGCGCGCGCCGTGCGCGAAATGTATGCGGCCCGTCTGACACAGCTTGAATATGAGGAACGTTCGGGATTGTTGTGCAAGGTCGAGGATGTCAAGCTCGCGTCTTTCAAGTCTGCGCGCTTGACAAGAGACGCAATGCTGAACATTCCCGCAAGGGTGGTTAATGAAATCACCGCGCTTATCGGCGGGCTCGAAGCTGCTAAGTCTCATGAAATTCTTTTGATACTTCAGCGAGAGATTCACAGCGCGCTTGAACAGGAGGCAGGAACGAATGGCCCTAGCTGACGGCTGCGCTGTTTTTGAAAAAGGTTTTGCGGATGGCTTGAGGCCTGATCCGGTTCTGACTGTGTCGGAGTGGGCAGACCGTCATCGGTATCTGTCCCAGCGGGCCAGTGCAGAGCCTGGAAGGTTTCAAACATCGCGCACCCCATATTTGCGCGAAATCATGGACAAGCTGAGCAGTAACGACGCAACCAATCGCGTTGTGTTCATGAAGGGCGCCCAGGTGGGCGGGACCGAGGCGGGCAATAACTGGCTGGCCTATTCGATCGACTGCAGCCCGGCGCCGTTCCTTGCTGTGTCTCCAACATTGGAGATGGCAAAGCGCAACAGCAGAACGCGCATNGATCCGATGGTCGAGGAATGCCCCAGGCTGCGCGAGAAAGTGCGCGACCCAAAGGCCCGCGATTCTGGGAACTCAATGCTGCAGAAGCTCTACCCGGGCGGCGTGTTGGTTTTGGCAGGTGCCAACAGNGCNAGCGGTTTGCGATCGATGCCCGCGAAAATGCTTTTCGCCGACGAGCTGGACGCCTGGCCGGAAAACCTCGACGGGGAGGGCAGCGCCCTGGATCTGGCGGAAGCCAGAACGCGCACGTTCTCCCGNAGAAAAATCCTAATCGTCAGCACCCCGACGCTGGCGGGGCGTTCCGCGATCGAGCGCGAGTTTCTGGCGGGGTCGATGCGCTTTTATCACGTCCCGTGTGTTCACTGCGGGGCCTATCAGAAGCTCGTCTGGTCTCAGATGAAGTGGACCGATGACAACCCGGACACGGTCCGTTATGTCTGCGAGCATTGCGGGGGCCACCTGCAGGAACACCACAAAACAAAAATGCTCGGGGCGGGCCAGTGGATCGCAGAGAACCCGGAAGGCAACGGGACAGAGAGCTACCACATCAGCACGCTTTACAGCCCTNTNGGTTGGTATAGCTGGAAAGATTGCGTCAGCAGCTATCTCAAGGCGCAGAAGTCAGANAACGCCCTNAAGGTCTGGACAAATACGATCCTCGGCGAGACTTGGGCAGAGCAGGGCGAAGCCCCGGACTGGTCAGATCTCTACAACAGGCGGGAGCAATACCCCATCGGCCAGGTGCCCGAGGCCGGGTGCGTGCTCACGATGGGCGTTGACGTTCAGCAGGACTATCTGGCTTATGAAGTTGTGGCCTGGGCGCCAGGGCTTGAGAGCTGGTCAATCGACTGGGGCAACATCCCGGGAGACACTGCCTCTGACGAGGTCTGGCAGGAACTAACCGCGAAGGTGGGCACGACCTACCCGACAGCAGACGGGTTCAGGATGTCCATCCGAATGGTCGCAGTCGACACGGGTTACAGGACGCAGGACGTTTATCGATGGGTGAAATCACAACCGCCCACGCGCGTGCTGGCCATTAAGGGCCGGGACAATCAGGCGGTGATCGTGGGCCAGCCCAGCAACGCAGAGATCGGCCAGAAGGGCCGCAAGATCAAATCAGGCCTCAAGGTTTGGCCCATCGGCGTCAGTGTTGCAAAGTCTGAGCTGTATGGGTGGCTGAGAAGAAAGGCCCGGGCAGATGCTGACGAGCTGCCCCATGGGTGGCTGCACTTTCCTGAATATGACGAGGAGTTTTTCAAGCAACTCACCGCCGAAACGCTGACTCAGAAAACCGTCCGGGGTTACCCGCGTTATGTGTGGGAGAAAACCCGCGACAGAAACGAGGCACTGGACACGCGCGTTTATGCGAGAGCCTGCGCCCAGATGTTGGGGTGTGATCGTTTCGACTCTGCGCGATGGATTGACGAGCGGCAGAATGGCTTAACCAGCGGAAACGGCGTCCCGGTCAACCCACAACCGCAGCAAATACAGCGCCGCCGCGGCAAATTTTTATAGGGGAACCGATACGATGACAAAACGGAGCCTTAACAAATGAGCCTCTTTTCACAGGCAGGACTTGACGCGATCGAGGAAGCGATCGGCGGAGGCTTCCTNGAAGTCGAATATGACGGCAAAAAAATTCGATATAGAACCCTCGATGAATTGCTGAGGGTTCGCAACATGATCCGCGCGAAATTGGGCGAAACATCAGCCGCCCCCGCCCGGGTTCAGTTCATTTATGGGAGAGATTCCCGCCAAGTGGAGGGAGCATGAGCGAAGCCAACGCCCTGGACAACGTCATCAGCTTTTTCAACCCGTCAGCCGGGGCAAAGCGTGCGCGTGCGCGCCTGGCCCTGGAGCAGGCCCGACGCTATGAAGGCGCGGCCGGTGGGCGCCGTAATGAAAACTGGCAGACGCCGAGCACATCAGCTGATGCGGCTCTCGGTCCCAGCCTCGAAAGGCTGAGNAACCGCTCGCGCGATCTGACGAGAAATAACCCGTTCGCGGCCCGGGCGATNCAAGTTCTGGTCAACAACACTGTGGGCGGTGGTGTGTTGGGCCAGGTCAAAAGCCGCAGCCGTAGCAGAGAGCAGAGATTTAATCAGGCCTGGGAAAACTGGGCGCGGAATCCGTCCCTGTGTGATTACGATGGCCGCGCTGATTTTTGGGGGCTGCAGGCGCTCGTTTTCCGCACGGTTGTGGAAGCGGGAGAGTGTTTAATCAGAAAGCGGATTGATCCCCGGTCCGACTTCCCCCTGAAACTCCAAGTCTTAGAGCCCGATTTCATAGACGATGCCACTAAGGATGGTCTCACCGATGACGGTGGCTACATCCGCCAGGGGATCGAATACAACGCCAATGATGAAAGGGTGGCTTATCACCTCCACCGTCAGCACCCAGGCGATCGTGTCACAGCTCTGCATAAGTACGAAACCGTCAGAGTTCCCGCTGATGAAATCATCGCGGTCTTTCGACGTGATCGCCCAGGGCAGGGCCGTGGCGTCCCATGGGGCGCAGCTGTAATTAGCAGGCTGCGCGATTTTGACGANTTTTCAGATGCTCAGCTGCTGAAACAGAAAATCAGCGCGTGTTTCACGGGCTTTGTGATCGACAGCGAGAGTCAGGACACGGGAGGCACCCCNCCTCTGGCCGAGTCCCTGGAGCCCGGAAGCATTGAGATTCTGCCCGCTGGNAAGGATGTCAGGTTCGCGAGCCCTCCCAGTGTTGGGGAGTTCGATCAGTTCAGCCGGGCCATGNTGCTTCAGATCGCGGCNGGNTATGGCATCACATACGAGGCGCTGACTTCAGATCTCAGCAATGCNAANTACTCGGCGGCCCGAATGGGTCACCTTGAGTTTTCGAGGAACATTGATTGCTGGCAAAAACAGATCCTGATTTCTCAAATGTTGGGGCCTGTTTGGGGCTGGTTTAAGCAAGCGGCCGAGATTGTCGGGGATGATCCCGGCGATGTGCGGATGCAATGGACCCCAGCCCGCCGAGAGCTAATCGACCCACAAAAAGAAGTCGGCGCAATTATCGAAGCGGTTCGAGGTGGTTTGATGAGTTTGTCCGAAGCAATTCGGCGATCTGGATATGAGCCCGGCGAGGTGATGGCTGAGATCGCCCGCGATGCGGCCATGCTCGATGAATTGGGCCTTATCCTTGACACAGACCCGCGCAACGTAACAGCGGCTGGAATGCTGCAAATGGATTCAGAACCACAACAGGAGGCACAGCCTAATGACTGACGAAATAAGAGCGGAGCCCGGCAGTTTGTCTGTGGGCGATATGGTCACCTGGAATAGTTCGGGTGGCTCCGCCTCAGGAAAGATCACCAGAATTGCAACAGATGGAACGCTCGACGTTCCTGATTCAAGCTTTTCTGTGACAGGAACGCCCGACGATCCCGCCGCGCTCATTCGGGTTTATCGGGATGACGAACCTACTGAGACCATCGTTGGCCATAAGTTCAGCACACTGAACAAAAAGCGTGCCAGCGCGGGTGTGGATAAAATGGGCGCGGTTTACACCGAGCGCATGGGCGAGCTTTATCAAACTAGGGCTCAATTCATCCCGTCGTCTGTAGACACTGAGGCCAGATCGGTTGAGGTGACTTGGACAACTGGGGCGCCTGTGTTGCGTCGCAATGTTGGGGGTTCTTATTACGAGGAACTTTCGCTAGGCGATGCGGTCAACATGGAGCGCTTAAACAATGGTGCGCCCCTTCTAAACAGTCATAAGGCCTCTGATCTTTCCGACATTGTCGGAGTGGTTGAGAGGGCTTGGACTGATGAAAAGGAGGGCCGCGCGGTTGTGCGTTTCTCCGATCGTTCTGAGGTTGAGCCTATATGGCGCGACGTTCAGAACGGCATCATTCGGAACATCTCTGTCGGCTATGCCGTCGAGGAATATGAGCGAATTGATGCCAAACGTGAGGGCGAACCTCACACCCTTCGGGCTACAAGCTGGACTCCTATGGAGTTGAGTTTGGTGCCCGTGCCCGCAGACGCCTCAGCGTCTATTCGCGAACTTGAAAAAGTTCAGGAACCAACCGAAAAACAGGAGCCCATCATGGACGAAACCCGTGAATTGGAGCAGGCGGCGCCCGTCGAGGCTGTCGCAACTGCTCCCGATAATTCAAAAGCTATCGAAGCAGCGATCAAGGCCGAACGTGCCCGCGCTGCTGACATCCGTTCAGCTGTTCGCGCTGCAGGTCTCGAAGACTCTGTGGCAGAAAGCATGATCACTGAGGGTGTCGAAGTCGACGCAGCTCGCAAGGCTGTGCTCGATCAACTGGCCACCCGCCAGGCTGCCACCCCAACCGTGCAGCACATTTCAGTCACCGAAGATGCCAGCGACAAGCGCGCCGGATGCTTCGAGGCTGCACTTGAGGCCCGCGTCGGCCTGGGTGAGTGGACCGATCAGGCCCGCGCTGAGCAAGCTTCCACCATGCTCGACATGGCCAAGGAAAGCCTCAGCCGCACTGGCGCAAGCGTCAACGGACTGAGCAAGTCTGAGCTGGCATACCGTGCCATGCACTCCACCTCAGATTTTCCGCTGCTTCTGAGCAACATTGCTCGCAAGTCTCTGATGGCCGGTTATGAGGCCGAACAGCAGACCTGGCGCCCGCTTAGCCGTCAGCGCAACCTGCCCGACTTCCGCCCCGTTTACGAGGTGCAGGTCAACGGTCAGTTCCTGCCCGAAGAACTGGCAGAAGGCGGAGAGTACAAAACCGCCACAGTCTCTGAGGCGCAAACCAGCTGGAACCTTCAGAGCTATGCGAAGAAAATTCGCGTGACTCGCAATCTGGTGATCAATGATGACCTGGATTTCCTGGGTCGCATTCCTCAGATGATCGGCCGAGGCTACAGCCTGTTTGAGTCAAACAAAATGTGGGCCAACCTGACCGGCAACCCCACCATGGGCGAAGACGGAAAGGTTCTGTTCCACGCTGACCACGACAACAGCGGCACCGGCGCGATCGGCGTTGATGCTCTTTCTGATGCTCGTTTCGCTCTGCGGAATCAGTCTGATCCTGCAGGCAACCGCGTGAACCTTCGCGCGCGTTATCTGGTCATTCCGACCGCGCTTGAGACTGACGCCGAGCAATTCCTGGCACCGTTCACACCTGCCCAGGTCTCCGACGTGAACCCCTTCAGCGGCAAGCTGCAGATCATCGCTGAGCCTCGCCTCGACGATGCCAGCTCCACTGCCTATTACGTCACCGCCGACCCCGCACAGGTCGACATGATGGTTTATGGCTACCTTGCCGGGGAAGCTGGCCCACAGGTCACCACTGTGGATGAGCGCGATCCTGACGGGATCACCATTCTCTCCCGCATTGATTTCGGCTGCGCCGTTCTGAATCACCGCGGTTTCTACAAGTCCACTGGCGCCTGATCTAAGGAGGATTAACCCATGAAAAACTTTGTTCAAAACGGCGCAAATCTGACCATCACGGCCAGCTCTGCGATTTCATCAGGTGATTTTGTTGTCGTCGGCGATCTCGTCGGCGTGGCAGTCACTGACATTGCCAACGGCGCATCCGGCGCCATCGCTACCGAAGGGGTTTATCAGGGTGCCAAGGCATCCGGCGCAACCCTTGCCGTGGGCGACGTGGCTTATCTCAACAGCACCGGCAAACTGACCGACACCGCTACCAGCAACCCCGCTGTGGGCCTGGTGGTGGCCGTCACCACTTCCACCGTTGATGTGAAAATCTTCGGGCGCAAGGTGGCCTAATGAGGCAGGATCTGACTAATCGGATCCTGAAAGCGGCGACAGCGCGACTAGGGGAACCTGTCACGCTGTCCCGTGATGGCGTGAGCTATCAACTGCGGGGGATTTATAGCGAGACGCATTCCGAGGTCGACATCGACACTGGGTTGAACGTCACCTCTCAAATCCCCTCGCTCACTATTAACAGCGCAGACCTGTCGATTGACCCGAAAGGAAATGATCGAGTGACGATCGCTGACGGGCGAACCTTCATGGTTCGAGAGACGAGAGCCGATGGCGAAGGCGGGCTCATTCTTTTGATGTATCAGGCGCAGGCGAACAACTACCTGTAAGGAGGGGCCGAATGGGCACGTTCGCACAAAATCTTTTTCCGGCTCGCTTTTTCAAGGCGACAGAGCACCCGCGTAAAACGATCCGGGACGCGATCCATACAAGGTTTAAGACGCCTGTGGGTCAAGTCGATGAGCAGGATTATCCGCTCGGATACAACACAAATCTGTCTGAGGGTGACGCGGGCTATATCGCCCCGGTTCTAGTTGACAAATACTGGACGCCAGCCGGGCCAAATGTTTTTCAGCGCAAAGAGGTTGAGATCGATTTTGGCGACATGCCTTTGATCCTTCTCAGGTATCAGGGCGAGAAAGTTTTAGAACGCGCTAAGGCCGGATGGGATGGCTATGACCTAAGGCAGATCGATTTAAGCATTGAGCCTTATGTGCTTGTGACGCCCGGAGAATCGGCCGAACAGCTGCTAGATGAAATGGCTTTTTATATCGAAGCCTGCATGAATGGCTTTGATCTCAAGGCCTACAACACCGAACCATTACTCGCATCCACTGAATATGAGACCGAGTTTGATAACAGCCAGCCCGTGGCTGTTGGGTCCCTGATGTTCGAGATACGCTATATGTGTCCGCGCCTGGGCGTCGACTTTGGCCTCTGGGATCGTGATGGCGCATGCCTCGCAAACACTGGCCTAGTGCCACCCGTGCAAACCGTCGTTGTCCGAAATAACTTCGGAACAGAGACTTACACCCACCCCGAAGACTTCTAAGGAGTTCCACCCATGGCAAAAAAAGCAGCAACCAAAGAACCCGCTAAGGCGAAAGCAGCAATCTCACCCGAACAGCTGGCCAGCTTTATGGGTCTCAAGAATGACAAAGGCCTGAAGGTTTACTGCGACGCAGCGCAAAACGTCTGCAACTCTTTCGCAGGCGACGAAATGAAAGAGTCACAGGTCGCCACCATGGCGCTGCTTCACTGCGCTGCATGGCTGCAAATGACAAAAGCGAAAACCATTAAACAGCTCAAAGAGATTCCTTTGAAAGTGCGTTACATGATCATCACAGCCATGGAAGACGCTAAGGCCTGATGAGTTTTGCGGTCCCACGGTCAAGCCGCAGGACTTCGGGAGTTGGGGACTACGAACTGACAGACACGGCCCGAAATATCGGGTCGCTTCTTAGGTTCGGAAAAGTGCTCAGCGTTGACAATCAGAAACGGACTTGTCGCGTCGAACTTCAGGAGAAACTGCAGACAGACGACCTGCCCTGGATCACCGCCAGGGCCGGGGGAAATGTTTTCTGGTCTGCGCCTTCTGTCGATGAGACGGTTCTAGTTCTGAGCCCGTCTGGTGAGCTGAATAACGCGGTCGTTTTGCCAGCGTTGCAGACAAACCAAAACGGGACCTGGCCGTTCGATTTTTCAGATCTTGAGTTCATCTGGGGCGGCTTAGGCGATCCCCGGACAACCGTTTGGCGGTGGATTTTTGCAGACGGCGGGATCCTCGAAAACGACGCCGTCAAAAATCAGTTCCGACTAGAGCAGAAACAGAGCCGGATTTATGGCGGGGAACTGATCCACGCAAAGTCAGAGAAATTTATTTATATCGACGCGGACACTGATCAGGGGATCGTTCACATCAGAGCCCCGCTGATCAAGCTCGACGGGGACGTTCATATCACCGGCCAGCTGATGCAGACCGGAAGAATTATCGGCGTTGAGAAAGACGGAAACGGGCTTAAGAGCCTCGACCTAGTCGGCGATCCAATCAACCTCAACAGCAACGGCGGAGTGTTGGGGATTTTGGCCGGGTTGCTTGGCGCGGTCACTGGCGGGACCTTATCGCTGGGCCAGCTGGGCGACATCATGGCCCAAAACGGAAGCCTTCTCGGGGGCCTTAACGGGCTCGCGAACAACGTCTTAGGGTCGGGCGGCCTGAACTCTCTTTTCACTGCAGCGAACGGCCTGAACATTTCAGGCATTGGCGCAGCCATGAACGTGACCGGCAGCCTTCCCGTTCTGGGCGAGGTTTTCAACGGCTTAGGTTTTGCCGGGACATTCCTAACGGATGCAGGCGGCCTGCCTCTGTTGACCCAGGGCATTACAAGCGGCAGCGGCCTGGATCTCACAGGAGCATTCTCAGGCCTCGGCAGCCTGGCCGGTGCGATCGGAACACAGTTCAACATCCCGGCGCTAAACAACCTCAGCGACAGTGGCGCGCTTAGCGTGATTGGAAGCGTGATCGATGGCGGCCAGCTCACGATCAACGATGTGATGGGCGTCGTTTCTAGTTCCGGGTTGGTTCCTTCCGGCAACATCGGAAACGCGATCAATCTTGCTCTGGCGGCAACCGATGCGGTTTTGGATGATGACGGCAACCTTGTAGCCGGTCCCGAGCTGTTGGATTTTTCGGGCGACCTTATCGAACGCAACGGCGCCGACATCATCGGTGGTTTGCTCGGGGGACAGGCGGGCGTCACTGCGAAGCAGGTGATTCACAAAATGAGCGAGCTGGGCCTAGTCACAAACCTGCAGGCATTGGTTGAGGCGGGCGTCGATGGCGGCGAGGGGATCGGAACCCTGATCAGCTCCGGGGCCATCACCCTGGCCCAGGTGCTCGACCTGAACAGCATTTTTCAGAACGACCCCGACGCAGCTGCTACAGCAGCCCAGGCGGGCTCAGGTGCTGGATCAGGCGTTCAAAAATTCTTTGACTACTTCGAGCGGGCGGCCCCTGGGGCTGCACCTCGTCGCGACATGAGCAGCGCGGCAAATTCAGACACAAGCCCGAAAAAGGGAACAACAAAAGACGAGGGGAGCGGAAACTATGTCCCGGATGGGACTGTTACCGACGTTCCCAACAGTTACAGCGATTGGAACACAAATTATGCCTAAGGGGGAAAAATGCCAGGTGTTGCGCGACTAGGCGACATTTCGAGTCACGGGGGTTTTTTAACCCTGCCCGTGGCGAAAAGTGTGAGAACGAATGGGCGGCCAACTGCCCACCTGGGCACGATTCACGTTTGCCCGATTCCGTTTCATCCACCGACTCCAATCTTTCCCGGTAAGCCATCAGTCCGGGTCGAGGGAAAGCCTATCGCTACGATTGGTGAGAAGGCCGGATGTGGCGCAGTCGTCGTCACTGGATCCGGCGACGTGAGGGCAGGCTGATGGCGGTTGGAATGAATAGAGAAACGGGCAAGCCGTTGTCAGACGCGGACCATCTCCGCCAATCAATCAGAGATATTTTGTCGACGAGGATCGGCACGCGCACAATGCTGCGCGACTATGGGAGCAACATTCCCGAGCTGGTAGATGAGCCGATCAACCGCTCGACAATCGCAGCCATTAAGGCCGACGTTATCAACGCGCTTAACGTCTGGGAGCCGCGCATGAAAATCAATAGGGTCACCCTGACAGAGGTTCTGGCCTCTGGACAGCTGACTTTTGACCTAGAGCTGGTTTACCTGCCGAACGGCCAGGTGATCGCATTAAAAGGAGTCACCATCTGATGGCCTACAACCTTTCATCTCTCCCAGATCCTGAGATCGTCGAGGATCTGAGTTTTCAAACTATTTTCAACGAATTGCGCGCAGATTTCGGCGCGAGGTTCCCTGAGTTTTCCGCGCTAGTTGAATCTGACCCGGCGATCAAATTGCTCGAAGTCGCGGCCTATCGCGAGACAATTCTGCGCGCCCGCGTCAATGACGCATTTAAGGCCACGCTTTTGGCTTTCGCAGCTGGCACCGACCTGGACAACCTCGCCGCGTTCTATGGCTTAACCCGGATTGCTCAGGAGACGGACGCCGAACTGAAAGACAGAACGATCAACAGGATTCAGGGCAGCTCGACAGCAGGCGGCGCGGCCTGGTATCGCTTCCAAGCACTCTCAGCGAACACGGGTGTTAGGGATGCCCGGGTCACCAGCCCCGCCCCCGGTGAGGTGTCTGTGGCGCTGCTCAGCAAAGAAATCGAAAACCTCGAAGCCCTGGGCACTGATCCCAACGCATTAAGCACTGAGATGGCAACGCTTGCCGCTTTCTATGGGGTGGCAACAAATGAAAATTCAAAAGATTCGACGATCGCCCCACAAGTGCGCGCAGTGATCGACGCAGCCGGGCCGAACGGCACCGCCACTTCGCAAATGCTGGCGGTTGTCGATGCTGTCATGCAAAACGATGAGGTCAGAGTGATCACCGACACGGTCACGACTGCCAGCGCAAACGTGGTCAGCGTTGACGTTCATGCGTGCGTTTATCTCTACCCGGACAGCTCCGCAAATGTGCTCGATGGGATTGAGCAGGCCATCCGCGACGGCGTCGCCCAGGAGGGTGGCCTCGGGTGGGATCTGACGATGTCATGGCTGATCAAGACGATTCACCGTGACGGCGTGCAGCGGGTCGAGCTGGTTTCGCCCTCGACAAATCGAGTCGCCGACGACGGAACCGCAATCAGCATCGGCACCGTCACGATCGAAAACAAAGGATATGACCGCTGATGAGTGACACCGGCCTGCTACTGCCCAGCTCTGCGACCGCGCTAGAACGCGATCTCTCGGCGTCGTCAAACCCGCTGCCACGGGTTGGGCCTGCGGCTGAGTTAATACGGACCGCAAAGCGGGAAAACATCCCCGACTCTGTCGTTCCGTTTCTGATTTATGAGTACGGGCTCGGCGAGCTGTTGCCCTACCTTTCGGACCCTCGAACAGCCATCGCGACCGGCGTTCTGTGGCAAAGACTGCGCGGAACGCCTCAGAGTTTCAGGATCGCTCTGGGCTGGATCGGAAACGACGGGATCATTGAGGAATCAGAGGGAGGAACGTCTCGCTGGTCACAATTTCAGTTAGGGCTTGCATCCGCCCCGGTTGACCTGTCACAGACTGACTCAGTCGTGGAGATTGGCCGATTATCTTCCCCGGTTCGATCTTCGCTGTTTCGCATTTATGGCGGATGGTATGACGGGCGCCGGTTCAACCTCGACGATCACAAGCTGAGCGGCCTAGATACTCTCTGCGATCACACGGGGGTTTATCTCAAGAGTGAATGGCCACAGCTTTCATTCGGTCGCGAGTTCAAGGATGAGCAGGGCGACATTTCCGGCGATCTGGCCGGAGCCCTCGGCATTCATCGCAATACCGCGATTAACGGTCTTTACGAGGACCGAACTTATCTCAGCAATTCTGTGCTGGGTGAAACCAGCTGGCGCACTCTGCACATCGAGGATCTTTCCTCGGTCATTAGTCGACTGCATTTCTCGGTTGTTGGCCCGTTCTGGAAGCGGACCACGACTTGGGACGTTCCTTACAGCTGGGGCCAAACCTTCGACTGGGCAGACCTACAGAACAAGTTCACCCCGGCTCTCAAGTTTGCGCGCGCTGGTCTCTATCTCAGCGACTATGCCGACCTCGGGGACACGAATGCCTGTTTCCCTTGCACCGAACTCTCAGAGTTCGGCGATGGGCCGATGGTTCTCTCAGAGGGCAACCTCGACACAGGCGAGGGGATCCTCAGCGAACACATCTCACGGGTTGAGCTTGTCGAGATCAATGAGCGGTTTGAGCGCAACACCGACGCCGAGCAAACGCACATCGGCAGCGTTCACCAGATGGGCGATGGCGCCGAGCTATCCCTCAAACGCGAACATAAGCGGATCTTTAGTTATGACGACAGCTTCGAGCTGTCACGGTCGCGGCTCAGTGAGTTTGTCCCGATCCCGAACATTTCGTCGAACACTCGGTCGCACACGACGGCCGAAGCAGTTGAACTGTCCCAGGGTTATCAGTGGCGATTCAATAATCAGACCTGGGATTCCGCCACATGGGATGGCGATGACGGCTGGTTTGAGACCAACTTCACCGAGGTTGACACCTGGGCCAACACGTTCAGCTGGACAAATTATCCGCAGTTGGAGCAGGTGCTCGGCTTTAGCCGAACCATGCTCACCCTTTCAGAGAATGGGCACCTTTCCGACTCTGACGGGATCCTCGGCGACACCCACGCAACGCTGGGCCACTTCGAGGATGAGCGCATCGAGCGCAGCCATGGCACAACCTCGACGGCTCACAACCCGTCTGGGTTCTTCTACCTGCACCGCGAGCGGTTCGCGACGCTGGCCTATGACGATCTGTTCGAGCTTTCACGCACGCGGCTCAGCGAACACATCCCACTCTTTAATGAGCAGGCGATCACTCGCGAGCACGGCAGCGCCGCAACCTGGCACACAGAGCAGTTTGATCGCTGGGCAGACACCAGCCCGGCATGGTCTGAGCCTGGGAATGATTGGAGCTTCCCCGGTTGGTTCGATGCAGACAATGAGCCGTCATGGCGCGAGGCCTACACCTGGCAGCGCTTCCCGCAGCTCGAAAGGATCAGCAACCATTACACAACGCATCTCTATCTGTCAGACACTGACGATGGATTGGGCGGCACGAATGCAACGCTGGGCTACAACCTTTCCCAGCGCTTCGATCGGCTGCACTTCGCGCAAGCAACAGAAAACCGGCAATCATTCACGACCCGGCAACACACCCGCAGCGTGTTCGTCGCGATCTCTCGTTTCGAGGAGCCGGGTTGGCAATCTGGCGACTGGGCCGGGCCAGATGCGACAGACTGGGTCGAAACTACCTTTGATTGGGCGTCTGGTAGTTGGGCATCAGTCGATTGGATTGATCAGGCCACAATCACATGGGCCAATCAAACTATGTGGGGCAAAATTGCGAGGTGGCAAATTGCCAGCCTTGTGGTCGAAGCGGTCCACGAGACCCACACTTAAACAAGCCCATATAATGCAAACAACCATGGAGGTGAGCCCTTGGCGACACTTGTAACGACAGGGCGGGCCGGACTGGCCGCCTCTGTTAAAGCCCGCGAAATTTTCCTCGGCATTGGCGCTGGTCAAACTGCCTGGGACGCGAACGGCGTCGATCCCGAAAACATCAATTCGACAGCTCTTTATGACGCTATCGGATACCGCAAAGCTGCACAGGTTGATTTTGTGACCACAGCTGCACAGGGGGCAATCAGTTTGCCCAGCGGTCGATATGACGTGAGCGCATCAGAAACGAATTTGCTTTATTGCAAGTTCACCCTTGATTTTTCGGACGCATCCACTGCGACGATTAGAGAAACGGGAATTTTCCTAGACGTTGTGACCGGGTCAGGGTTGCCCGCTGGTCAAATGTTTTTTGACGCAGCTTCTGAGGTAACCAGCTCAGGGACGCTCTATCTGATCGAGCACGTTTCCTCAATCATTCGGACCCCGGCAACTCGGGAAACGTTCGAGTTTGTTCTCACGTTCTAAAGGAAAAAACCATGAGTCTTCAGGGTTACTACAACCGATTTTCAGTAGCTGATCAATACGATGAGCTGCTTTTCCGCGCAAGCAAAGGTCTGCAATCAGCTGAGCTGAATGAGAGTCAGTCGATTCTCTCTGACCGCATCACCAAAATCGCGAATGCTCTTTTTCAAGATGGCGCGATCATTTCCGGTGGATCTGTTCAGATCGATCCCCAAACGGGTTATGTGGTTCTGCAGCCCGGTTCGCTTTATGTCTTAGGCGCTGTTCGCACAGTTGGAGAGGGAACGTTCACCGTTCCGACAACTGGCGGCTGTCAGCTGGGCGTGAGGCTGACCACCTCAACAGTGACCGAGCTTGAGGATGCAAGCCTTCGCGATCCTGCACAAGGAACCCGGAACTTCCAGGAACCCGGCGCAGGCCGCACCAAGCGCACCCTTGAGTGGGGCTGGTCTGGCGATGGTGGAACCGGCGACTTCTACGGCGTTTATGACGTTCTGAATGGCGCCCTGGTCACGATCGAGCCGCCCCCAGTTCTCGACGCTGCGAAAAAGCTTGTCGCTCAATATGACCGCGACGCCAACGGGAGCTACATCGTTTCCGGTCTGCGCGTCACTTCGCTGAACAAAGACGCCACAAACTCAAATTATGTGTTTACCGCGTCTGAAGGTATTGCGAACGTTTGGGGTTCAAAGATCAATAAGCCCACGGCTACCGGCCTGAGCTTCCCGATCGACCCAGACCTCCAGACGATCGACAACGAGCCGAAGGTCTCAGCTGGGCCAACGTCTCAGACTTTGAACGTCAACCGTTTCCCGCTGAGCACCATCAATGATGTGGTGATCACGAAAGAGAAAACGGTCACCCTGACTCATGGCAGCTTTAACGGCGCCCTGGATCAACTGCCCGACACCTCAGTTCTGAGCATTGAGAGCGTGAGCCAGTCCGGCACAACTTTCAGTGCTGGCACTGACTACAACCTCACAGCCGATCAAGTTGACTGGTCACCCTCAGGCGCTGAGCCTGCACCGGGTTCGACCTATGACGTGACTTATCGGTTCCTCACCAGCACAACCGCAACCAACATCGACCCAGACACCGGCGCTTTCGACATCGTCGACGCTGTGGCCTCGACTTTGGTTCTGGTTGACTACAGCTGGAAAATGCCCCGGATCGATGTCATCGCTCTGGACTCTGACGGATTCTTTCATCGCGTCAAAGGCGTTTCGACGGCGTTTAATCCTGTCTGCCCAGCCGTTCCCTATAACGAGCTGCTGATCGCTGAGTATTACCAAAATTGGAACTCAGTCGATAAGCCCCGCGTCGACAACAGCGGCACAAAGGTGGTTTCTGTGCGCGAACAGCGCCAGATGAAAAAAGCCATCGCTGAGCTTTATGGATTGGTTGCCACCGAGCGCCTGGAGCGTGACATCAGCTCACGCGAGCCGACCGCAAAATTCGGTGTTTTCGCCGATCCTCTACTAGATGGCGACCTTCGCGATGCTGGCGTTGCTCAGGACGCAGTCATCGTCAATCAAAACCTACAGCTGGCCATCAACGGCGCACCTGTAAGGGCCGCCCAAAATAACGACACCCATCAGCTGCTCCCCTTCCAGGATGTGGAGCTTGTCACGCAGGAGCTGGCAACCGGCTTCATGGCCGTGAACCCTTACGGCAATTTCGACGCCGTTCCCGCTGATGTGACCCTCGACCCCGCAGTTGACCTGTGGATCATCACCGAGGAAAACACCACATTTTCGACCCGTTCGTTCACGATCGGCTCTGGCGATCAGTCGTCATCATCGACCGCAACCGTCGTCGAATTGGCCTCTGAGGTTGAGACAAGCATCGCCAATCTGCGGCAAACGACCGTCGATTTCACGATCGAAGGTTTCGACGATGGCGAGGCGCTTAGTTCGATCACCTTCGACGGAATCAACCTCGGCAACAACGGCGAAGTCGCCAACGCCCAGGGCGAGGTGACAGGGCAGTTCACTGTCCCGGCTGACATTCCCAGCGGATCGAAAGAGGTGAGCTTCCTGGGCAATCAGGGCAACTTCGGATCGGCGACCTACACCGGACAGGGCACGCTCGTCGAGCGCGAATGGAACAGCATCACCACCACCACAACGTGGAGATGGTGGAGCCCACCGCCACCGCCCCGTGGATGGGATCCCCTGGCTCAGTCCTTTGTGTTGCCTGAGGGCCGACACATCACCGCAGTTGATCTGCAATTCGCGGTTAAGGGCCTGGATTCAAATGATGTCACGATCGACATTGTCGAAGGTGACAACGGTTTCCCCGGACGCCTGCCCATCACTCGGACCCGGATCAAAGGCGCAGACATCACCACTAGCGGTTATGTGCGCGCAAACTTCGATTTCCCGATTTACCTAGAGGGCGGTCAAGAGTATTTCATGGTCATCATGACCGACGACCCTGATCACGCTCTCAGAATTGCCGAGCTTGGCAAATTCGACAGCGCTTCTCAGGAGTTCGTCACTCAGCAGCCCTACACCGTGGGCGTTCTGCTCAGCAGCTCCAACGCTTCGAGCTGGACAGTTCACAACGACAAAGATCTGACTTTCAAACTGCTAGGCGCCGAGTTCACATCGACGACTGCAACGGTCAATCTGGGCAGCATCACGGTCTCCAACATGACCGATCTTCTGGTCACCGCTCCGGTCGACATTCCAGCCACCAGCTCGCGGATCACTTTCAAGTACACCCGCAGCACCGGCGAGGAATTTCTCCTCGCGCCTGATCAGTCGATCAAGCTGGACGCAGCGGTTTCAGACACCATGCAGGTTCAGGCGATCCTCACTGGCTCGTCTACAGAGTCGCCAACCCTTCACCCTGGCGTCCTGAGCATCCCTGCGACATTGGACACTGCCGGCACTTATGTGGGCCGACAGTTCGACCTCACAAATGGAGGATCAACCATTCGGGTGATCTTCGAGGCGCAGCTCCCGGGCGGCGCTGGTGTTGTCCCTCAATATGACAACGGAGGATTCCAATCAATGCAGCTCGCAAGCTCCACCCCTGTGGGTGAGGGTTTTGTTGAGTTCGTTTTCGAGGACACCGGGATCGTCGCTTTGACGGCAACCCGCGTGAAATTGAATCTCACCGGAACGGCTGCAGGCCGTCCCATTGTCCGCAACATTCGCGCAGTGATGGTCTGAACCTATGACAACCGACACCAGAACAACCAACCGAAACTATCCGAAGCCGTTCCCTAGCAACCTGCTAGCGGCTGACGTGATCCGACTCAGGGACGCCCTGGACGCGATCGATACCGACATGGCCGCCCGCCCTGACACGGCGGCCATCAACGGCCTGATCGATACGGCCGTCAATCAACTCCTAGATGGCGCACCTGCCGCCCTGGATACGCTTAACGAGCTGGCCGCATCCCTTGGGGATGATGCAAATCTGGCGGCAAACATTGCCACAGATCTGGCCACAAAGCTCGACAAAACTGGCGGGGTTTTAAGCGGGCAAATCACCCTGCCTAACAATCCAACCGCTGGAACTCTGCAGGCCTCAACCGCTCTCTACACAGAGCAAACGGTTGAGGGTCATGAGAAGAATTGGCAGCTCGTAAGCAACACTTACGCCGCTTCCAGTGGTGATCGTTTGATGCTCGATAGCTCAGGCGGTGCCTTCACTGTGACCCTGCCATCGTCGCCTTCACAAGGTGATTATGTGCAGTTTGCAGACGGCGCTGGGCAGCTTTCGACTAACAGCGTCACCGTAGTTCGCAACGGCTCAAACATTCAGAGCACCGGCGATGATTTAGAAATCGATGTAGACAATCACGGTTTCAAACTTGTTTTCACTGATTCAACCAACGGCTGGAGGCTCGCCTGATGGCTATTCTTCTTTCTACGCTAGTCGCGACAGGCGGCTCAACTGATGAACTCGATTTAAGGGAGTTCAAAAACTGGCAGGATTTTGTCGGTGATTCCGGCGACTCTCACAGCGACATCGGGCAAGCAACCCGAACTGTGAACGGCGTGTCTGTCAACCGTCGCCCTGGATCTAGCGGCACCACTTTCACCGTTCCCTCAGGAGTCACGAAAATCCGAGTCACCTGCATTGGTGGCGGCGGCGGCGGTGGTGTCTACGGCTCCACCTATTACGGCGGCGCAGGTGGCGGCGGTGCTTGTTTTGCTTCCGGTGAATACGCCGTAAGCCCCGGCGATGTCTTAAATGTCACTCCCGGCTCAGGCGGTGGCGGTCACAAATCTGGCGGCTACGGCGGCAACGGAGGCACATCCTCGGTCACCGATTCATCTAGTGGCGGTAACGCCGTTTCTGTTTCATCTGCTGGCGGTAGCGGCGGCTATTACAGCAGCACAGTCGGCGCAGGTGCTAGCAGCCATTCAGTAGGTGGCACCTCCCTAATTAGCGGCACAACCGTGGGCGGACATGGAGCCGCTGGCGGAAATGGTTCCGGCTATTCGTTCGGCTTTGGCCCTGAGGGCTACGGCTCAGGCGGTGGCGGCTCAGCTGGCAGCTTCTTAGGCAACGGCTCTACGGGTGGATCTGGCCATAACGGCGGTTACACCTACAGCGCAGGCGGTGGCGGCGGCATCGGTGGAACTGGTGGGCGCGGCTACGGGGCAGAAGTCAATTCAGCCTCAAACCAATATCAGGACCACGCAGGCGCAGGCGGCGGCTCTGCCTCAGCCGGTGAAGGCGACAAGTACAACGATGGAAGCTACCGCGCCAAGGGCGGTCAGGGTCGTTACTCTGCGACGCAGACTGCCGACTTTAACGACGGCACGCTCATGGCTTACGGTCAGTGCGCCATGGATTACAGGGAAGGAACCGAGTTGATGACAAAGTCCCCCGGCGCGCGTCATGGCGACGGAGAGACCGTGGTTTATCAGCTCCGAAATCCAGGCGGCGGATCGAGCAACACGTCAGACTTAACCGGCAGCACTTACATCCAACGCGGTGCAGCTGGAAGCCTGAGCCAATACGATCAATTCACCTCTGAACGCACTGGAGAAGCGCCCAAAACCGGCACTAGAAACAAGTCCTATAACGGCGTTCTAGGTCGCCTCTGGGGCGGTGGCGGCGGCGGTGCCCCCTGTCATGACACCAACTTTGGCTACTACAACCACAGCGGTGGTGACGGTGGTTCTGGCGGTGGCGGCGGCGGCGCGGCCGGTGCGACTACAAGCTGGAACAGTGCCCAGCGCAATCATTCCGTCTATGCGACTTGGGACTGGACTAATCTCGCTTTCCGCCACAATGACAGCGCTTGGACCGAAAACGGTTTCAGGCTGAACGGCCATGGCGGCAATGGCGGCGCCCTGGGCGGCGGCGGTGGATCTGCCGCGTATGCAGCAGCAGGCGCAGGCGGCATCGGCGGTGGCGGCGGTGGTGGCGGTGGCCACTACAGCGGCGGCAGCTATTACGGCACTGGTGGCCCTGGCGGCCCTGGCTACATCCTTATTGAATGGTGATCCTCATGAGCAAGTTCGCACGCATCGAAAACGGCACGGTGATGGAGATCATCGATTTCGACCCGGCCGGAAAATACGCACCCGATTTTGTCGCCATGTTTGTTCCTTGCCCCGACACTGTCGGGGAGCGGGACACCTATGACGCCAAAACTGGCAAATTCAAAACCTTTGAGCTACCAAAGCCGAAAGCCCCTAAGCTTGAGGCGGCAAAAGAAGGCGAGGATTTAGCCGAACCAGTAGGCCCGATTCCGAATGAGTCCTAATTCACAATTCCGCCGCGACCTGTTCCCGACTCCCGTTTTCGTCGGGACAAGCAACGATGCGGAAACACGGGCCTCAATCGAGGCCCTTTCCTATGCCTATTTGAAAAAGAGCTATGAAGAGAACAGGCCTGAGGGGCTGGTCTCTGAGGGTTGGACTGATCACGAAATAACTGACGACCCGGAGCAGAAGAAAAAAAAGGGGATCACCAGCTTTTTCAATGAGAACCTGATTCATAACCCTGACTGGTCAGACGCTTACGATTTTGTTTTGAACATGGCCGGAACGATGCTCAGCGAGCATCACAGCGTCCAGGGGATGAAAATCGCCAATATGTGGACAACCATCTACCCCGAGGATGGTTTCGTTCCTGAGCACATTCACGCTTGCTTCAGTGTCAGCGGCGTTTTTTATGTGAAAGCCCCTAAAAATTGCGGCGACATTGTTTTTCGTGACCCTTCCTGGGTGGCAAAAACAATGAATGTCTGGGGAAGTAATAAAACATTCCCGCATGACGGAACGACGTTTTCATTCACGCCCGAGCCCGGGCTCATGATTTTGTTCCCCAGTTGGCTGCCTCACTGCACACGCCCCAACGTTTCAGGAGATGATCGCATCATCATTTCCTTCAATCTTGATTTTGGAGAGGTGAACTTCAATGCTCAGCTCCACGACGGCGTGGACATCACAAAGCAAAACCCAAACAAAAAGGGCAAAGAATGATCCCCGCCTGGGCATTAGTCGAGGCTGTGCTCACAGCAGAAGAATGCGCGCAGGTCATCGAGGCGGGCCGGGCAAACCTGAAATGCGCCAGCACGGGCAATGGCGACGACAAAAAACGCCGGGGCTCTATCAACTGGTTTGCCAATGGTGAACAGCCGGAGATCGATCGGCTGATGCAAAAATGTGTGACCGCTTTTGGTGATGGTGTCCGCGCCTTCCTGGGCCTACACCTCGCTTCCGTCGAGCCCATTCAATTCACTCACTATGGCCCCGGAGACTTTTACGGCTGGCACTATGACGCGCACGCCTGCCCAGATCGACCGCCTCGCCATTTCTCGGCAACAGTCGAGCTAAGCGATCCAAAAACTTTCAAAGGTGGCGGGCTTGAATTTCACAGCATCGAAAACCCGAGGCCCGAAAAAAAACAGGGGAGGATGATCATTTTTCCTTCTTTGCTTTTACATCGAGCCCTAGAGGTTCGAGATGGTCATCGCTCGTCGCTCGTTTTATGGGGGCACGCTTAAATGAGGTGGCTGAACCCGGCACAAACCAACTTAATACAAGCCGCTTACAATAAGGCGGACGATTATGGAGCCGACGAGTGGCCCCACCAAACCCAGACTAGGAGGCCTTAAAACATGCCAGCCAACTTCCTTCACGGCGTCGAAGTCGTGGAACTCACTCAGGGGGTCCGCCCCTTGCAAACTGTTCGATCAGCAGTGATCGGATTGATCGGAACAGCTCCAAACGCAGACGCAGCTGAGTTCCCCCTCGATGAACCCGTTCTAATTTCGGGCAGTCGAGTCAAAGCCAATCTGTTAGGAACTGGCGGAACCCTTAAAAACGCCATGGAGGCGATTTTCGCCCAGGTGGGCGCGACTGTGATTGTCGTCAGAGTCGCCGAAGGGGCAGACGAGGCGGCCACTATTACAAACATTGAGGGCGACAGCACCGCGAAAACCGGCGTCTGGGCGTTCCTTAAAGCTGAAAGCGTTTTAGGGCTCAGCCCGAAAATTCTCGTCGCCCCTGGTTATACCCATCAGGCGACCCTCACACCCGGGTCAGAGGTTGCAAATACTGTTGTCGCCCAGCTCGTCGCGATTTCGTCAGGATCGAGCGGTGTCGGCGATCGGCTCCGCGCTGTCGTCGTCGCTGACGGTCCCAACACAACTCAAGCCGACGCGCAGGCCTATGCGGATCTGCACGTCTCTGATCGTCTTTATGTCGTCGATCCTTGGGTGAAAACTGACTCGACAACCGTTCAGCCGTCTTCCGCTTTCGTCGCGGGCGTCATCGCTAAATCTGACGCTGAGCGTGGTTTCTGGTTTAGCCCATCGAACAGGATCATCCAGGGCATCGTGGGAACCTCCCGCGCTGTCGGTTTCTTCCTGGGCGATGAGAACGCCGAGGCCAACATCCTCAATGAAAACGACGTTGCGACCATTGTTCGAGAGAACGGCTTCCGTCTCTGGGGCAATCACAGCACGACCGCTGACGCTCAGATGCAATTCCTGAGCACTCGCCGGATCATTGACATGGTCAATGAAAGCGTGATGCGGGCGCACCTCTGGGCTGTCGATCGGTGCATCACTCGCACTTATCTGAACGATGTCTCCGAGTCTGTGGCGTCCTATCTCCGCAGCCTCGAAACACGCGGCGCAATCCTGGGTAGCCGGGTTTTCATCGATCCAGACGCAAACTCGATCACCGACGTGAGCAACGGCCAGGTGACGATCGACTTCGAGATCACGCCGACATACCCGGCCGAGCGTGTCCGTTTCCGCTCGATCCTGACAAATGGTTTCCTCGTCAACGTTCTCACTGATAGCGAGAAAGATGATGAGTCAGCCTTAAGCGATCAAGCTACGAACAACCCCGGCAATCAGTCCACAGCTGATCAGTCCGGCTCTGGCTCTACTGACACAACACCCTGAGGAGGATTGAACAATGCTGCCACGCACTCTGCGAAACTTTTCGCTTTTTGTTGATGGAACCGGCTACGCCGGAAAAGTCACTGAAATGACCCTGCCCACCCTGGCAATCCAGACCGAGGATTACAGGGCGGGCGGTCTCGATGCCCCGATTGCCATCGATATGGGCATGGAGTCGATGAGCGCCAGTTTCACCCTGGCCGAATATGACGTGAACGTTCTCAAGCTTTTCGGTCTCTACGATCAGAACGCCGTCGACCTGACCGTTCGCGGCGCCCTGCAGCGCAACGGTGACACCGACGCGGTTGCAATGGTCGTCAACCTCACCGGATCTTTCAGCCAGTTCGACCCCGGTTCACTCGAAGCCGGAGCGATGACTGAGGCATCCTTTGAGTTCGCTGTTCGCTATTACAAGCTGAGCATCGCGGCCGAGGTTCTGCATGAGGTCGACATTGAGAACATGACCCGAGTGATTAACGGAACCGATCAGCTTCAGTCTCTACGGACTGCCATGGGAGTCTGATTAGATGGCATCAAAACCGCGCCCAACTGAAACCATCGATCTGGCTTATGAGGTCGAGATTGATGGGGTGTCGGTCGACTCTTTAACGATGAGACGGCCGACCGTTCGCGATCAGATGATTGTCGACAAAATGAAGGGGACCGACACAGAGAAAGCGGTGAAATTTTTCGCCAATCTCTGCGAGGTTTCCCCGTCAACCATCGAGGCCCTGGACACAGTCGATTTCACTCGACTCTCTGAGGTGTTGCAGGATTTCCAATCGCCCCCGTCCACGACCTGAGGCGGGGCGTCGTCATTCTGGCGAAGCTCACAGGGTGGGGGCTCGATGAAATCCTCGACCTCGAAATTGAAGATCTGACAGCCTGGGTTAAGACAGCTCAGGACATCGAGAAAGAGATCGCCAAACAAGCAAAAGCACAAGCAAGGAGGGGCTAGGCAATGGCAAAAGGACCGGCAAAGCTCACCCTTGAGATCGGCGGCATAGTCGGGGCGAGTTTCAAAAAATCAATTAAGACAGCTCAAAGGCAGCTGTCGACTTTCAATCAGAACGTCCGTCGCAGCTTCACAGACGCAGCCGGAGGCGCGACAAAGGGGTTCAAAAATGTTCTGAGGTCTGACAGCTATCAGGCCGCAGCCGTGGCCGCTGGGGGCCTGGGCCTGGCTCTCAAGGGAGCCGTGACCACAGCGATGGACTTTGAGAAGTCCATGCAGGCAGTGGCGGCCGTTAGCGGTGCCACGGGCAAAGATTTTTCATCACTGACCGGATTGGCCAAAGACCTTGGCCGATCGACGCAGTTCTCTGCGACAGAGGCGGCGGGCGCCATGGAAATGCTTTCCATGGCTGGTCTGACCACAGAACAGATTCTCAAAGCCACAGGCCCGACTCTGAACCTGGCCGCCGCTGGCGCTATTGAGCTATCTGAGGCAGCCGACATCGCCACAAACGTGATGGGCGGCATGGGCCTGCAGGTCAGCGACCTAGGCAAAATCAATGACGTGCTGGCTAAGACAAGCTCAAGCGCGAACACCAACGTGCGCGAGATGGCGGGCGTCTTTGAGAAGGTCGGCGGCGTTGCACCGGGCTTAGGCGTTTCACTTGAAACGGTTTCCGGCATGGCCGGCATCCTGGCCAACAGTGGTCTGAAATCGGCAGAAGCTGGCACAGCACTGCGGAACGTCTTCCAAAGGCTTGCCACCGATACAACCGCGAAAAAGGCACTGTCTGAGCTGGGCGTGGCCGTTGCAGACTCCCAGGGCAATATGCGCGACTTCCCCGAGGTTTTGAAAGACGTTCAGAGCCAGATGGTCGCCCTCGGAAAGACTCCGCAGGAGATGGGAGACCTGCAAAAAAGATTGTTTGGCGTTCGGACGGCTGCAGCTGGCGGGATCCTGATGCAGGCAGCTGCCAATGGCGAGCTGGCCAAAATGATCGACACAGTCGCCGACAGCGAGGGATCAGCAGAAGCACAGGCCAAAACCAGAATGCAGGGCCTGGCCGGGTCCATGAAGCGGCTGCAGTCCGCCCTGGAAGGCTTAGCTATTTCGTTTGGCGGTCCCTTGCTGGGGCCGGTCGCAGCGGTGGCGGAAACCTTGGCGGCTGTCGCCTCACCGATCGCAGGGCTGCTCACAGACATGCCCATTCTGGGCGTTGTAGCTGCTGCTGCGATTGCCGCCTTTGTGGGCTTTGTTGTCATCCTCCCAATCATTGCCGCAGTCAGTGGCGCCATGGCTGCCCTGGGTATCACCGCAGGCGGAATGTGGCTGGCGATCACTGGGCCGGTGGGCTTGACCATTGCGGCAATCATTGGCGTGATTGCAATTTTTCAGCTGCTGTTTAATAAGGTCCCAGCGTTCAGAAAATTTGTTTTAGCGGTCGTCAATGAGGTGAAATTTCTGGTTAAGCAAGTCGTCAAGTTCTTTTCAAAACTGCCAAAACATATCAGCAAAATTGTCAATCATATTAAGTTTTTCTTCAAGAATTTTTTCAAAATTGTTGGGGATATGTGGAACGGGTTCGTCTCATTTATTGGCAATGTCTTAGGTGTTATTGGCGGCGTTATCGCGGCCGGTGTGCGGGCTTACTTCCGCCCCTGGGTTGCCCTGATTGATTTCATTAAAAACCTCTGGACTCGGTTGGTTGACTGGATCAGCAACCTGGATCTCATGAAGGCAGGTAAGCAGCTGATCGACAACATGCTCAAAGGCATTCAGGACGGATGGAATGCTTTTTCTTCCTGGGTGATGGAAAAAGTCAACTGGATAAAATCCCTCAACCCTTTCAAGGATTGGAGGCTTCCATTCACTGGCGGGGGCAACAACCGGCCAGCTCCACCCGCTAGAACCCCCGGGGTGGGGACGGGGGCACCGGCGAGAAACTACAGCGTTTCGCCAATGGCGCGCGCCCTGGGCGGTCCTGTCACAGCTGGGCGGTCTTATCTCGTCGGAGAAAAAGGGCCGGAGCTTTTCACGCCCTCAGCGTCTGGCCAGATCCTGAGCAACAACAGAACAGCAGGCGCGCTCTCGATGTCACCGACGATCAATATCACCGTGGCCGAAAGCAACGCAAGCGCGGAAGACATTGCGGCAGCTGTGGCCCGTGGGCTGGATGATGCGTTAATGGAGGCAGAGGCGGGAATGCGCGCCCTGTTGAATGACTAATGGCTCAGGAAGTTCTCCTCACACTTGGCAAATATCAGTTCTCTATGGATACAGCCGCCCATGATGCGCTGAGCAGGTCAAAGGCCTATCGCTGGGCGTCGCAGCCCCGGCTGGGGCGTGAGCCTGCTTCTCAGTTCGTCGGGCCGGGGAAAGAATCCATCAGCCTGAAGGGGCGGATTTATCCAACGTTCAGAGGTGGGCTGGAACAGATTAACGAGATGCGGGCTGAGGCCGACAAGGGCGAGCCGCTTTCGTTAGTGGATGGGCGCGGAAACAATCTCGGCCAGTGGTGCATAACGAGCATTAAAGACACTGAGAAACAGTTTGTCGGTCCGGCCATTCCCCGCTGCATTGATTTCTCTCTAACGCTTGAGGCTTACGGCCCAGACGCGAGCACCGGCAGCGGTGGTGATGGGAACATCGGATTTTTCAATTTCCTTTCATTCTTCGCGTGAGGTGACCCATGGCGCTCTGGTACACAGCAAAGGAGGGCGATCAGCTCGACGCTATCTGCAAAGAAATCTACGGCTACAGCCGGGGCAGCACTGAGGCGGTGCTCGCTCACGAAAGCAACCGAGAGCTGGCAAAGAAAACCCCGGACCTGCAGGCCGGTGATCAGGTTTATCTCCCCGACCTGCCCCCGCAGGAAACCGGCGTCAAGACCCTGAAACTTTGGAGCTGAACCGATGCGCCCGCGCTTCCGCCTCGACATTGCTGGCAACGATGTCACCGACAAAGTCTCAGACCGGGTGATCTCAATCAAGGTCAACGATGAGGCGGGGCAGAAGTCCGACACCCTCGATGTCACCCTCGACGATCGCGACAATCTGCTGTCGATCCCTGAGGCCCGCGCAGAAATGCAGCTCTGGCTCGGATATGACGACGAGGATCTGACTTATATGGGGCGCTACACCATCGACGAGGTTTCACTCAAAACCAACCCCGACACGATGACCGTCAGAGGCAAAGCAGCTGACAGCTCCCCCGAGTTCAAAGCCGCAAAAACCCGCAGCTGGCATCAGCAAACGATCGGCGAAATTATCACCGCCATTGCCGAAGAGCACGCCCTGGTGCCTGCGATCCATGTTGACTATGTCGACGAGCTGATTGACCACATCGATCAGGAGAACGAAAGCGATGCCCATTTCATGACCCGCCTGGGCAAGCTTTACGGTGCCGTGGCGAAACCAGCTGATGGGCGGTTGCTGTTCATTCCCGAGGGCCAGGGGATCTCTACAAGCGGCCAAACATTGAGCGCCGCGATAATCGAAAAGGATGAAATCACCAGCCTTTCCGCGACCGTAAAAGAGCGCGGCCAGTTCTCAGGAGTGATCACCAGATTTCGCGACAAGGAAAGCAATCGCGAGATCGAAGTCGAAACAACTGAGGCCTGGCAGACGCGCTTAGGGCCTGCCCCAGTCTTCCGGGATAAAAAACTTTACACCTCCCGGGACATGGCGGAACAGGCAGGGAAGGCTCAGCTAGATCGGTTACGGGGCGGGACTGTGCAAATTGACTTCACAATGCCCGGCCGTCCTGATTTATTTGCAGAAAGGCCGATAAAACTAGAGGGGTTCCGTTCACCTTTGACCGGCGAATGGATCGCGAAAACTGTGAGTCACACTTTCGCCAGCTCGGGGCTCACAACAAAAGTGAGCGCCGGATCGCGCCCGGACTGATCGTTAAACTAAGGCTGAACGGAGGGCCAAAAATGACACAGCGCCCGACGCTCTGGCAAAACCTAATGAATGGAACGGGTCAGGCTTTGCCGGTTGCATTACTTGGCGGACTTGTGGCGTTCGGAACGCTGATGGTGAACGTTCAAATTCAGCTGTCTGAATTGCGGTTGAAACAGGATCAAACGCTGCAAATTTTGGAGCGGTCAGAGGAAGCGAGAGAGAAAGCCCTGGCCTGGTTAAAAGAAGAGATCAAAGACATCGAGCGACGGGTTGACCGGCTGGAAGGTCGGCGACCTTAAGGAGGGGAAAATGGGATTCATTGCGCGGGCCTTCGAGCATTACGAGGGATTGCCCCATCAACGGGACGCAGTGGCAAAGCTTGAGGGCATGACGCCCCCGCATGTTGTCCGGGCGTTTGCAGATGTTTTCAGCCCAGCTGCAGATGCTGGCCTGATGCTCGACGTTCCTTTTTACACCCAGCTCGACAACGCCCTAATGGCTCACCGGACGTGCAACCCTTCGAGCTGCGCGATGTGTCTGAATTACTTGCTGCCCGGATCCATCAAAGGTGACGACGATCTGATCGTCGAGTTCGTAAACCGAAAGCACGACGTGACGAACCACGCGGCGATGACAAAAATTTTGAGGCTCTATGGGCTTGAGTCTGTTTTCAGGTATGACCTGAGCCGGGCCACCCTTGAGAGCGAGCTTCGAGCTGGCCGCCCGTGTGTTCTAGGTATCCTGCACAAGGGGACCATTGAGAGACCGTGGGGCGGTCACATGATCGTGGCCGTGGGCCTCGACCCTTCAGAGAATGCAGTCGTCTTTCATGACCCCTACGGGTCCCTGATAGACGGTTACACCGGCAACGCTGAGACCGGGAAATTCGTTAGTTACCCATGGTCGGAACTTTCCGCCCGTTGGCTTTGCGAAGGTCCTGAGTCAGGATGGGGCCGGATCTTCCTAACTTCCAAAACACAGGAGACACCAAATGGACATCTTCGAGCTGCTTAACAGCCCAGCAACCTGGATCATTTTGACCGCCATTTCCGAGGTCATCGGAATGAGCAAGCTGCAGTCAAATTCAATGATTCAGCTTCTGCTTAAGGCTGCCTTTTCGCTGAAGCCATCTAAAAAAAACTGAATAATTTCATTCCGGCAGATGGCCGCTGGATCTTCACCTTCGACTCTCGGAGTCCGCTAGAAAAGATCCAGCGGTTTCTTGCTGCCAAAAAATTTCACGCAACGCTAGGGGGGAAACTCGATGCTGAAATTTCTAAGATCGCTCGTCACCTGGACCGCCAGCAATCACGGCGTGCTCCCGGCCCCGTCTACACAGAGCACCCCATCGACCCGGCCAACATCGGAACAGATGCGGCCCGGCTCGGTGGACCTATCAGCGTTACGTCTGCCCATAGTCGAGAAGAACAAAAAACAGAGAGACGCCCTGATCCATCAGCTGACTCTGCATGAAGGGATGGAGCTAAAGCCCTATCGCTGCACAGGTGGAAAGCTCAGCATCGGCGTCGGGCGAAACCTCGATGATCGCGGCATAACTGAGGCGGAAGCTCAGCTCATGCTCAGCAATGACATTGACGATTTCGCAGACAGGCTTAAGCGCGAGATTCCATGGATGGCGGAGCTTTCGCCAGTGCGTCAGAGAGTTTTGCTGGATATGGCATTTAATCTCGGCATTTCTGGCCTTCTTAAGTTCAAACGAACCTTGAAAGCGATCAGGGCGAAGCAATACGAGAAAGCCGCTGAGATGATGCTTGACAGCCGCTGGGCCACTCAGGTCGGGCAGAGAGCAAAGCGCCTCAGCAAAATGATGGCCACGGGTCACATTCCCCCGGAGCTGATATGAATCACCCCGTCTACAAGCCGAAGCACTACGCCAAGGGTCCGATCGAATGTATCGACGCCGTGGACGTTGCGATCAGCGACCTGTCGGGAACGGAAGCACATTACACCGCGAGCGCGATTCAGTATCTGTGGCGCTGGAAAGCGAAGGGCGGGGCCGAGGATCTTCGCAAGGCTCGATGGTATATCGACCGGCTGATTGAGAAAGTCGATCGTCGCTAAGAAACGACGCAGCCTGATCAACGGCGCGGCGGCGCTCTGTGGTTATCAGGTGTGAATATCGGGCAGTTGTGGCGGTGGACGCATGGCCCAACAGCTCACCAATCACGCCCAGCGTGTGGCCTGAACTGATCAGGTAACTCGCGAAGGTGTGGCGCAGGTCATGAATCCAAAGGTCGTCAATCCTTGCGGCGTCTTTCAATCGTGACCATGGCTTGTGGTGTTCCTTGAGGTGATTTCTCCCTCTCCCTCTGATCAGCCACTCGCCGGGCGTTTCGTGGTTCCGCAGCTCCATAACCACGCGCAGCGCGTCAGTTCCGAGCACAACCTCTCTGTGTTCGGTTCTGTCGCGTTTGTGTTTTGTGGGTCGAATGACACCTTCATTCAGCGAAACTTCAGACCATTTCGCCGACATAATTTCGTTAAGCCTGGCGCCCGTGAGCATCAGCAGCTGAACCAAACACGCGAAACGAAAATGAATCCCGCCGAGTTCTTTCAATCGCCGAAGTTCAATCAAAAGCCGATCGACTTCCTGAGGCGTTGCATACCGTCGCCGAGCTTTTTCGGGGTGGTGTTCTATGCCCTGGCAGGGATTGTGATGATCGCGGGGCAGCCATCCCCAGCGCTTGGCGAGACCGAAAGCTTTCGACAGTGTTTCAAGGCAGCGGTTAGCGGTGACCGGCTTTGGATGTGTTGCGTGCCACTCCCAAAGGGCCGCCTCGTCAATGTCGATCAGGCGCAGCCGGGCGAAGGGAGCGCGGAGCAAATGCAGCCGAAAATAAGAGTCGTCATTTTTCCAGCTCCCCTCAGCTTTTCGGGGTTTCGCCCAACGTTCCAAAAAGGCGAGGTGCAGATCAGCCAGCGTGTGACCTGCTTTACCCTGCCGCTTAACCGCAGCTGGGTCACCCCCGGCAGCCACGACGGCCCGGTAACCTTCCGCGATCTTGCGCGCTTTGGTGAGGGGCAGGTCGGCAACGTCGCCCAGCTTTAGGCTTTTGTCCCACCCGCGCGCCCCGAAGCCGTACCGGAAAACGTACGCTGTGCCCCGGCTAACAAACAGCCCCGCGACCTTTGAATCTTTTTCCCATCTTTTCGTCATCGCATCCCCCGATTCTGGACCGTGCAGGGACCGTGAAATTTTGGGACCGTGCAGGATTTCTCGTTATCTGCCGGGAATCATGCAGAACGCGGGCAAAGAAGTAAAGAAAAGAAAATCAACGGGTTATGACCCGGAAGGAACAAAAATGATGGCAGCCCGTACGAGAATCGAACTCGTCTTTCCAGGTTGAAAACCTGGGCTGTTTTCCACATTTCCCCAACGTTTTCAACAGGTTAGGTGACGGCTTGTAACGCTCGGACCGTGCAGGGACCGTGTGGGTTTCGCGTGTGATATGCGGCACAATCCATGAATAGCCCTGCGACATCCTGCCGCACATGGAATGCAAGATGTGCCCGAAGTGTGGGGCTAAGTTCATGAATGGGCGCCTTTACTGGGCGACGGGCAAAGCCGGTGATCCTGAGGTTCTGGCAAATCTGGTCTGTGATCTCCCCCAGGTGCAGCGCGGAGGCGGGTGCATCAACCAATTCAAAGGCAACCCGTCAAAGGACACTTGGGCCAAGCGGGCGGCATTCTCCGACGCGATGGCCGAGGAGCTGGACATCGGGGACACCGGGGGCTCAGGCTTTGACGAATTTTTGCCAGGTTTCCACGACTGAAAAGCCCGGTAGCGTGGGCCTATGGACTCCGAAAAGCTAGAAGACGCTGCAGCTGGTCCGCAATGGATGAATATGGAGCTGCCCATTGAGATGGACTTTGAATGCGAGTCCGTCATCAGGCGAGTCGACGAGCTGACCGATGAGCAGACCATCGAACTGATCAAGGTCTGCTTACGGCACAACTTCCGGCTAGTGAACATGCTCCGCCAGTCAATCGACCGGGTCGCTCACCTTGAGGCTGTCATCGACGATCTGTGCGAGGCCGATCCTGGATCGTGACCACTCGAAAACTGCCGCAGTTGACGAGCCCCAACTCATAAAGGACCATCCACGCGCGCTCAGCGGTAAGAAACCGCCACGCGAAAATTTCCTCGGCCCAGCGGATCCCTCCCGCATTGGTAAAACACAGAAAGCCCTCAGGCCCCTCGACAGCAAATTTTGAATCTGGATGTGATGAACTCATGGCCTCGCTCCGGCTCGCTGTTTGATCTCCGCGCAGGCTTCTGCGCTGCCTGCGACGTGACACGCATGGATCAGGCGCTTCTGCTCCCAATCCGAAAACGTCACCCCAAAGAATGCCGCAAGAATGAGCAGATAAGAGCCGAGAATGGCCCAGCCCAGCCGGGCAATGCTTCGCCGGGTTCTGCTCAGCTTCACCTGATTTTTAATCTGTTGTTTCGCCATGGCGCGGGCAAGGGCCGACACTGTCTGTGGGTAGGGGAAAAGCTCGACGCCTTTTTTCGATTTTGAGCTGTTCATGCTGCAACCCTCAGGCGGTTGCGCCAGTCCCAGTCAGGGCAGTTTTCCTTACATTGCTGCTCAATGGCCCATAACAAGGCCACCTCACAAAAACTCTCATGACTGCAGGGCCAGCGGTCGCCCTTCATTCCGTATTCATCGAGGATCTGCAGCGGGCGGGATCCGTATTGCTCCGCCTTTTCGTCAAGCATCATCCAAATGCTCGCGGCATGATCGAGGTATGTTTTGCAGACCTTGTCTGAGTTGTTGATCAGTTGATAAGTCGTTTCGCAAACGTCGAGACCGTCGCGGGCGATGATCTTCTGCTCTGTCGCTTCGAGGTTCCGATGAACCCAGGCGGTGATGGTTCTCATTTTTTTGTAGGTAGAACTCAGGGAGAAAAATGAATTACAAGGGCGCTCAGGTGATCTGTTCAGACACGGCCCCAGGTGGGTGCGTTGTTGTTCAGGATGGTTTCGCGACGGCCTACTTTCAAAATGTGGCCGCCGCGATTGCTTATCTGGACATGACCGCAGACGATCAAGATCAGAACAACATCAGACGATCAAAACGGAATGTCGTCTGAATCAGGCACCAGCGGCGCGGTGTTCCATTGTGCTGGCGGCTCGCTCGAAGCCGGGGGCTTTGGATTAGGCATCGGGCAAGCGCCCGTGTCTCCCGCAGCTGGCGGCTGCTGTTGCTGTTGCTGGCTGGGCTGATTTTTGCTTTTGATCACGTCCACAGAGGGATAAACCACAATCAATTTTTCCCCGGTAGTCCCGTCACGTCGAGTGAATGTCTCGCGTTTCAGTTCTCCCCGCACGTCGACGGTGTCGCCTTTGTGCAGTTTGTTGGCCAGGTTTTCGCCTTGCTTGCCCCATACTTCAACCGCGAGCCAAAAGGGCTCAGGGTCGAGCCAGGTGCCATCCTTCTGCTTAATGCCTTTCTGTTTCGCCGCCATGGTGAAACTGCACTTGATACTGCCGCTCTCGAAATACTTGATCTCTGGATTTCTTCCGAGGTTGCCGACTGTCTGAATGGTCGTCGTCATGAGTCTTTGTCTGCAGGGTTGTGAGTTTTTTCATAGGCGATCACATCCTCGACTTTGTAGAGAATGCGGGCGCCCACCTTTGTGAACTTGGGACCGATGCCCTGGTGTCGCCAGTTGGCGAGCGTATGATCGGCCATACACCAGAACTCGGCCAGTTCCTTCGGGGTTAGGTTGGCCTTTGGCAGGCCGTCCCCGCTTTTCAGCTCCCGAAGGATATGGTCGTCATCTCGATCTGACATAGCGCCACCTCCCAAACGTTGGCGGAGCATGCTGGGGGCAGCTCCATGAACTCACCGGGATTGCCATAAAGCACCCGGCCCCTGACGAATAACCGAAACGCGACTGCCACCGAGGATCAGAACGACGCATGCCTGAGAGGTCCCCTGACGTGGGCGGGTCCGGTTGATAGAAACCAACGTTTCTCCTGCGAACTGTGTTTGGGGTGAGTGATTTATTCATGGGGTTTCTCCTCGCTGTCTTTGCCGGGGCCTGCCTGTGGCGCTGGGTTTTGTTTCAGCTGCTCTTCCTCAACTTTCGAGGGTTCTAATTGAGCCCTCTGGTTTTCGATCGCCTGCTGAAGCGTTTGCGAGTGATTATCGCTGGCACTTGAGCTGGCAATGTTATGAGATAACATTTCGCCTGATTTTTGTGCAGTTGTCAAATAATTCCCGCCAATTTCTGTCACGTCAGCGACATCAAAGCCCAGCAAGATCTCAGGACAATGCAGATCAATCAGCCATTTCGCTGATCGCCAGCGAAGCATTTGCTCAGGGATGGTCTGATATTTTTTGTTTCGCGTCCACCCTTCCGCGCGGGCTATTGCCATCGAGACAGTCACCTCGGCCAGGTCCCCGTCATTCAGCGGCGCGTATGCCGTGACAGACAGATCCTCTGGCTTTTCGGCTTTGTTGATTTTCCAGCGGATCGGGCCAGCGAAAACCTTCGCGCGGTTGGCCAGGGCGATGGCGAACTTTGTCGAATAGACAGGCCGCCCGTTGATCAGTGAAACATTCTGAAGCGCTGTAGCTGCATTGATTCCCAGCTCGCTAGCGAGTTGGACGATGACGAAGCAATCTTGCGGCTTTCCTTGAAAGTGCTGAGGCACGATCGCACTGCTGGCATAAGCATTAGCCCACCGCCAATGATCAGCGATGACATCAGCGGATGTGTTGCCAGGAGTCGGAGCGTCAGGGACATCGATCGTGATTGCGTTGTTTTCCTCGGTCATAGTGCCCACCTCGGGAGGGAAAGAGAAGTGATAGAGCTGTCAAATCCGGGCCAGCTGTTTTTGTCCTGGCATTCGCCGAAACGGTGCAAGGCTTCCCGGTACTGTCGGCGGCCAGCTTCCATCAGCTGGTCATCGCATTCGTAAATAGCGACCGCGTGCGGGGCTTCTTTTTCGACGCAAACGAAAATGAAATTTTCGATCGGTCCCCAGTCCCCCGAAGCGTTCAGGAGGTCCGTATAAAAAGCTGCTTGCCAGTGATACTTAAAATTGGCCACTGACTTTCCGAACCCGTTCGGGCTGGCCCCGCCATAGCGGCGGCTGCAGGTTTTCAAATCGACGACATAGGTTTTTCCGCCGATGGTCTGGATCCGGTCGACTTTGCATTTCAGGAGCATCCCCGTTTCCGGGTCGATCGCCTGGCACACTTCCTCCGAGTAGCCGTTCGGCCCCTCGACGAGGGCGGAAGCATTAGGCGATCCCAGAACAGAGGCGGCAAGCTTTTCGATCAAGTCCCATTCGTCAGCTGGCAGCGGTTCGCGGTCGCCCACGTTCTGCAGCCACTGGGCGTGAGCTTCCTTGCCTGCTTTCGTTCGCTTGTCAAAGACGCCCTCTCTGATGTAGCGGGCCGCGTATTCTTCGAGGCCTTCGAGAATCCGGCAGTGAGTGGCACTGCCGATAACTAAGGCGGGAGTTCTGGGCTCAGGCTCTCTGTCCGGGTTCAGATAGCGATCCCAGTAGTAGAGAGGGCACTCAGCGAAAAGCTTGAGGCCAGAATAATTCACCGCCTGCAGAGCCCGGTAATCCGGGTCTGGCATTTTCATGGGTAGAACGTCCTGTGAGTTCCCGCGAGGTCATCGCGGCGCTTAGAGGGTAATGGTTTTTGCATTGAGTTCCTTCTGTTTCATCGATTTTCTTCCAAATTCCCTAACGATACTTTTTCTTTTGTTTTCAAGTGCTTAGCCTTTCCGTAGGCCTAAAAGATGCAAGGAATCAAGTCAAGGAAAAAATGAAATGCGGGTGACCCTTCGGGACTATCAGCAAAACGCGGTGAACTGGATTCGCGCGGCTTACGCGGCCGGGAAGCGGTCTGTTTTGTTCTGTCTCCCCACGGGTGGCGGAAAAACAGTGGTGTTTTGCTATGTCGCCGAGGCCGCAACCATGAAGGGGCGGCGCGTGGTGATCCTCGTTCACCGTCAAGAGCTGGTCACGCAGGCCCGCGAAGCACTCGAAAACCTGGGGCTCGATGTTGGCGTGATCGCACCGGGCGAACCTGAGCAACCGAAAAAGATGGTTCAGGTTGCGTCGGTTCAATCCCTGGCACGTCGGCTCAATCGATGGGCCGGGGTTTTCGATTTTGTGGTGATCGATGAGGCGCACCATGCAGCGGCCGGGAGTTGGCAGAAATGCTTACAGGCTTTCCCCGACGCGCACCGGCTGGGCGTGACTGCAACACCTGAGCGACTAGACGGCAAAGCCCTGCGCCCCTGGTTTGACGAGCTGATCTGTGGCCCGGGGACCTGGGATCTGATGAAGGCGGGGCATCTGTGCCAAACAAAAATCCTCTGTCCCCCGACCGGCGTTGACTTCAAAAAGCTTCGGGTCCTGGGCGGCGACTTCAGGAAAGACGACGCGAGCGACGCGATGGCGAACGCCCGGCTCATGGGTGACGTTGTCGAGCACTACAAAAAGCACCTAGAGCCAAAAACTGCAATCTGCTTCTGTGTCACTGTTGCCCATGCTGAGGCCATAGCTGCAAAGTTTCAGGCCTCAGGCGTGCGCGCGGCAGTGATAGACGGCACCCTTAGCCCATCTGTTCGTCGAAAATTGATCGACGGGCTGCGAACCGGGGAGGTTCAGGTTTTGTGCAGCTGCGAGGTGATAAGCGAAGGGACAGACGTTCCCAGCGTCGGCGGGGCAATACTCTGCAGGCCGACAAACAGCCTCAGCCTTTTTCTGCAACAGGTCGGCCGATGTCTGCGCCCAGCTCCGGGGAAAACTCAGGCGGTCATCCTTGACCATGCGGGGAACATACGGCGCCACGGCCTGCCGCAAGACCTGCGGATATGGAGCCTCGACGGTTCCAAAGAGAGGAAAGAACAGGAAGAAAAACGGGCTGCGCCCTGGGTGACTGTTTGCCCGGAGTGTTTCGCGGCAATCCCAGGCGGTGGCTCGCCTTGCCCCTACTGCGGCGCAGAGCCGCCAAAGCCCAAAGTCAAACCCGTCGCATTCGGTGATGGTGAACTTCGAGAGCTAAAAGTCACCGAGGCATTGATCAGACAAAGGGAGAAAGAAGACAAACGCAGAAAGAAAAAACAACAGGCGCAGGCCCGCACGCTGCAGGAACTTCAAGCACTCGCGAGGGAGCGCGGTTACTCTCCGGGTTGGGCATATCACATTCACAGGAGCAGAAACGAGCGTGGCCGTTTCTTATGAGCAGGCGATACAGAATGAGATCCGCTTAGAGCTTGGGCATGAAGATTGCCGGTTGTTCCGCAATAACACCGGATGCTTAAGAAATGATCGCGGGCGGATCGTTTGTTTTGGTTTGGCCAAAGGATCGAGTGATCTGATTGGTTGGAAGACGATCACAATCACCGAGGAAATGATCGGTGAGAGGGTCGCAGTTTTTACGGCTGTCGAAGTCAAGGACAAAGGCAGGCCAACGAAAGAACAGAAAAAATTCATCAGTGTGGTTCAGGCCGCCGGGGGTTTTGCAGGGATAGCGAGGAGCGTCGAGGATGCGAAAAAAATTATGTCAACGTTTGTTAAGGGCTAGCCGCTCAGATTCACATTCGATAAGTTCGAGGCGCGTTCTACCTACCGCAAAAATGCCGCCCAAACCGCGACCCCCCGAGGAGAGGGTCGACATCCGGGAGCCTCGTTACGCTCTCGCCGCACTAGAAACCCTTTACAGGCAGTGCAATCAGCGGCCACTTCAGTATCCGGTCTCAGAAGTCGACATCTGGAATTTTGCGAAATTCCCCGAAGTCTGGGCAACTAAGGCCATCCGAGACCGCCCTTCAGGGTGGAACTACAAACGAGCTGAGCCCGTCGTGAACCGGGTCCGTCAGCTTTACATCTGGGCGACGCCCATTCTGGAGAACTGAGCGAGTGGGATTAAGAGAAGAGATTGAGGCCCTACCGAAGGGCTGGAATTTTGTGCTCGTCGAGGGCAAGGGGGACACCAAAAAGGCCTACCAACAAAACTGGCGCAACCTGAAGCAGGACGCAGGGAAAATCTCTGAATTGCTTAAGGATCCTGTGAACAAACGCCGGGCCTCGATGGTCGGTGTTGTGCTCGGGGAGGCGTCGGGTTCGCTGTTGGCTGTTGATGTTGACGGGCAAGCCGCCTCGAACCTGCTGAAAGAGCGGTTCGGAATTGAGCGACTGCCCATGACGCCGACGATCACCTCAGGCAAGCCCGGGCGGTTTTGCTGCTTCTACACCGTGCCCGATCGCCTGCGCGATGCCATACAGCACACGACGATCAAGACGGGCGTGAAAGGCCCAGACGGCAAAGAGGAGGCCCTAGAGCTGCGCTGGACGGGTCAGCAGGTCGTGGCCGGGATTCATCCGCAGACCGGCAACCCCTATCAGTGGGTCGTGGGTTTCGATAAGGCCGGGATCGCCGAGGCGCCCGCTGTGTTGCTTCAGGCAATGCAGAGGAAAGAACGCAATTCAGCGCCCTTGCTCGAACAGCTGCAGAAAGCCCCGGCACTCCCTGATGAGATGCCCATTGAGAAGCTGTTAGCCCGCGAGCATCGTGAGCTGATCGCGAAAGGTTGCGGGGAGGGCGGCCGAAACAATGCCGGTTTCAAACTGGCGGCGGATCTTCTAGGCGTCGAAGCCTGGGCAGGGTCAAACGGCGTCAGGCTGTCAGGTTCTGCCCGGATGCTGTTCAATGAGTTTTGCGCCCGCTGCAGCCCTCCGCTGAATGCCAGGGAAGCAACTCTGATCTGGAGCAGTGCAAGCAAGGGGACACCTGAGCCGTGCCTCTCTGACGACAAGCTGCGCGGCTGCCTCGACGCAGCGCAAAGGCGGCAACGTGGGAACAACACCCAGGCGAGGCGCGATGAGCCACCACAGCCGCCACAGGTCACCGATGAATCCCCCTTCCAATTCCTCGGATTCAACAAAGACCAGTATTTCTATCTGCCCCGAGGACAAAAGCAGGTCATCGGAATCAGCGCCTCAGGCCACGTCGAGCGACGTTTGCTCACTCTCGCCCCCGGAGCCTGGTGGCTCGAACATTTCGAGAAACGCACCCGAAACGGTGATGTTTCTGTCAACTGGGGCGCCGCGTGTTCCTGGCTCTACGAAAATCAGCATGCTCAGGGTGTTTATGACCCTCGCCGAGTTAGGGGGCGGGGATGCTGGATCGACGCAGAGCGAGTCGTCATCCACTTAGGGGAGCGCGTCATCTGCGACGGCGCCCAGGTGGAGGTGGGCAAGGTGGAGAGCCGGTTCATCTATGAACAGGGCGCAGCCTTGGCCGGGCCGAAGCTCGATCAACCGATGACGGTTGAGGAGTCCCGGGGCCTTTTCGAGACTGCCAAGCTTTGCAGATGGGAGCATCCGGGCTCGGCGGCTATGCTCGCAGGATGGGTGGCTCTCGCCCCCGTATGTGGCGCCCTTAACTGGCGATCCCATGCCTGGATTGTTGGCGGGGCAGGCTCAGGAAAATCATCGGTTCTGTCGATGTACGTCAAGCCCTTACTGGGCGAGATGGAAACGAGCGTCTTAGGCGCCAGCACTGAGGCCGGTCTCCGCCAACACCTGGGAAGCGATGCCATCCCCGTTCTGATGGATGAAGCAGAGCAGGCCCAGGCGCGCGATGAGGAACGCCTGCAGGCGATCATGGAGCTGGCCAGGGCGTCAAGCTCTGAGACCGGCGCAAAGACCCTCAAGGGCACCGCCAGCGGCACCGGGCAAGAGTATTTGATCCGATCGATGTTTCTGCTCAGCTCGATCACGTCGAGCCTGAAGCAAGGCAGCGATAAGAGCCGCTTTGCTCTGTTGCAGCTGCGAAACCCCGCAAACGACACACCGGCCGAACAGGTCGAGCACGCCGAAAGCTGGGAGATCCTGCGCCAACGTCTGGCAAAGATCGACGCCAACACCGGAAAGCGACTGATCGCCCGCACCGTGCAACGCCTGCCGATGCTGTTGCGTGAGGTTCAGCTGTTCTCTGATGTGTGCTCTGAGTTGTTCGGCAACCGACGAGCCGGGGATCAGTTCGGCGCATTGATGGCCGGGGCGTTCTCCATGGTCAGCGATGACGAGGCCACCCTCGAAACGGCGGCAGCGTTCATCGGTCAATATCACTGGGAGGAGTTCCTAGAGCCCGCCCGGGATTCTGCTGATCATGAGCGGTGCCTGAATCGCATTCTCGAAAGCCGCGTGAGGATGTCGGGCACTGACACTGAGCTGCCCATGGGTGAGCTGCTAGAGATCCACCTGAACCGGAATCTGCACGCTGAGATAACCAGCAAGCGCGCCGGGGATCTTCTGCAGCGGTCGGGGCTGAAGGTTGTGAGTGGGCGTCTTATCGTCTCGGCCAATCATTCAGCCATTGCCAAGATCCTGGAAAAAACGCCCTGGTCAAACGACTGGCGAACTGTGCTGAAACAGATCCCAGGCGCTGAGGTGACCCCGTCGATGTATTTCACCGGGGGGCATCAAAGCCGAGGCGTCAGCGTTCCGATTGCGGCTGATAGGGCCGATGGTTTCTAGCCTGGGGCTGATAGGGCACGCCTCGATAAGTCAGGGCAGGGGGCTGCGCTTCCTGTCCTTTCTGCTGTTCGGTTTCGTAGGTGTTGCCTCGATAGGTTGCGATCATCGTTTTCTCCGATAGGGGACCGAATGTTATCGGTAGCCGTTGCTACAGGTCGTTCATCAGGGCACAGACGCCAAAAAGCCGCGACAATGGCGCCGGGGGGATAACAGAGCGGAGAGCTAGGGACACAGCCAGGCGTGACAACCCCCCACCCATTCACCGTGTGCCAGTTGGCAAGGTGTGGCAGATTGCTGGCAAGTTCTGGCAAGGGGGTGTCATACTTCAGGAGTCGAACGCACCGCACCCGATGACCACCGTTTCCCTCGAAGTTCGCAAGACCGGCCGCAAGTGGTCAATCTGCGCGGGCAAGTCCATCCTGACCAGCTACCCCACAGAGCAGATCGCCCGTGAGGCCCTGGTGAGCAACGCCAAGTTCTGGGCCTACTGGGCACAGTCCGCAGGCGTCTCTATCGCCAACAGCACACCGAAAGTGGTTCGGGCCTGATGGCCCTGCCACCCTTAACCCTTCCCGAGCTGATCACTGAAGCTTTCCCGTTCATGTACTGGATCGAACTAATAAAGTCAGAGGCTGAGCGAGCCGGAATCGACATTGGCACAAACCAGCATTTTCTGGAGTGCGCCGCGTTCACTGCCGAGATCTGCCGCAAGGCTGGCGACAGCCTCGAAGATGCAGCCGCCGAAGGGATCGCCACACATTCACACATGATCTGATGCGTCCACTTGACCCCATGAGAATCAAACAATCACACATGCCTTTTCAGCTGCAGGCCTACAGAGCCGGGAGCTGGGTCCTGCTTTCGCAGCATTTCACCATCGGCGCGGCTCAAAAGAAAATCAGAATATGGAAGAGCAGCGGCCGCCCTGAGGAGGAGCTGAGGATCATTGAAAGGGGCCAGGATGACTTCATCACTGGCGCGCCCATGATGCCCCGCCGAGCTGTCGAACAATGAACCTCAAAATCATCGCCCTTCTTTTCCTCGTCGGCTGCGCGTTCGGTTTCGCAGGTAGCGAGCTGAGCAACGTTGAGAGATGTTATGGAACTGTCGAACAATGTCGGAAGCTTTAACCTAGTGTGGGGATGCGAGAGTAGGCGGGGCCAGGTGTCAACGGACTGGCCCCGTTTTTTTGTGCCATGGAAAAACCGCCCGCCGAGTTTGTCCGCCATGGGTCGCTGATAGTTCGACGGCTGAACGTCAGGGAAGGCCCGGCCCCTGTCTGGATCGTTTGGCGGCCTGATGTCGCCCAGGGCGTGGGCGGGGATGACGCCGAAGCATTCTCGAAGATCCTGAGGCTCTGCAGGTGGCCAGCGAGCACGCCAACCGGGCAGGCTCTGAGGGAATGGCTCGCGGCCTGGGGATATGAGCGCCCCGGGAAGAATGAGCCGACTGTGTGACACCTGGCAGAGTGTGACATAGGCGCGGCAGAGTGTGGCGGGGTGGTGTCATACTTATGGCATCAACCGCAAGGGACACATGACCACCGCAACCTTTCAAACCGGCACCACCTACGCGATGCGCTGGGTTGGCGACGCTGACGCCCTCACCGCTTGCAAGGTGATCAAGCGCACCGCCAAGTTCGTCACCTTCGAGGTCGACGGGTTCGGCCCCGTGGCTCGCGTTGCCATCAAGACCGACGATCAGGGCTCTGAGCTGGCCTACCCCCTGGGCCGCTACAGCATGGCCCCTTGTGTCCGCGCTTCCCGTGTGGCCTGATGGGCCAATCACTGCAAACCCTGAAACCTCTCGCCATGACTTCCGACAAAATCGCCCGCATTCAACACGCCATCGCTGAGTGTGATCTGTTCATCACGAAAGAAATGAGCCGGTCGGAAGACCTGCGCCCGAAGTCGGTTCAGGAACATCTCAATTTTGTCTATCGGCACCGCGCGAAGCTGGTCAGGATGCTGGACACCGGAGTTCTGGAGATGTGACACTTGGCGAACTGTGGCACAGGCATGGCAGCATCTGGCAACCCTGTGTCATACTTTAAGAGTCAACCGCACAGCACCCCATGCGCCCCGAGTACGCCACCCCCGCCGACTTCACCGCCTGGGAAGCCAAGGCCAAAACGATGACCTTTCGCGAGCTGGTTTACACCGTCCGCGATTGCCAGGAAGCCGAAAAAGCCATGCGCGGCTGGAACCCCGTTAAGGAGGGTTTCTATAGCGATCAGGCTTCCACCTTCGGGATGGAGCTGACACGCCGCCAGCGCCACGCTCAGGAGATCGCAGCCGCCCAGAAAAAGCAAAGATGAGGCCCAGCGGGGCCATGGAACCCGGTAAGGAGCGAGAGCGCGAACCCGTGAGAGCTTGCCAACACCCCGCCCAACTTCCAACGTTCTACCTTTCAAAATCATGACCACAGCAACACTGACCGCCAACGTCACCAGCACCACGAAAAACCAACCGGGCGCAAGGGGTGACACCTGCTATCACTACCGGATCAATCTCAGCAACGGCGTCAGCGCCAAGCGCCAGGCCCAGGGGGGCGCCCAGGGCGTTGCCTTCTGTCTGGCCATGCCGGAGAGAACTACCGCGTCGAAGGACATCAAACGCCTGATCCGCAAGTGGCAGCACGTCCCCGGTTACGTGATCGTCAACCTGGAGACCGAGGAAGTGATCATCTGCGGGTGACACCTGGCAAACTGTGACAGCCCCCTGTCAGACTTTGGCAGGGTGGTGTCATACTTAGATCAGTTCAGGGGAAAACCCGATGATCGGAAAATTCACAGGCTGCTCACCAGTCGGAATCATGAACAACCATCCCGAAGGCTTCAAGACAGAAGCCGAGGCCAGGGAGTTCGGCCAGGAATGGTGCGCCGATGATGTGGATTTAGTTTTTCGCACTGAATGGAACCCTGCAGAGACTCGCTGCTTTGTTGAGGTGTTCATCCCCAATCCTCACATGACGATTGGTTGGTTCTGAGGCCCCTGGGCCTCTCTTCTTTCGTTCTACCTTCTGAAACCATGACCACAGCCACAGAAACCAAAGCCCAGGCATGGCGCCGCCTGGCGTGCGTTCGCAGCCGCAAGGCGAACAAATACGTTCAGAGCCTGGCCAAGCTGCACAACCGCAGTCACTACGAATGGAGCACGAAAACAGCCGCGGAGCTGATGGTTCTTTTGTTCCGGTCCGTTCTCTACGTTTGCGAGACCTACAAAATCGACCCGGAGCCCTGCTTTGAAGCCGCCAAGCGTCACAACCTTCTAGGCGTCGGAGTGGACAGATGACGAACTGTGTCTAGGTGGTGGCAGGATCTGGCGAACTGGTGTCATACTATGTTCATCAGCAACGCACCCCAATGCTCGACACCTTCACCGCCAAAGTCGCCACCCTCGACTCCGCTTCACTCCGCGACCTCTACCGCCAGCTGTTCGCTCAAGAGATGCCTTTCCAGTGCATCGACATCGTGCTCAACCGCCTGATGGAGCTTGACGGCACCGAGGCCATCAGCGACTTCATCGACACCGTGGACTGAGGCCCCCTGGGCCTCTCCCTTTCCTCTCTCGCTCTCTACCCATGAAAGAAACACGCATCGGCGACCACTACCTCCCGACCGACCTTGTCGAAGCCTTCAGGCTGAACCACCGCATCAGAAATCTCAAATCCGTTCAGCTGGGCGACGTGATCCTCCCCGGCTCCAAAGACACCCGCGAACTCGTCGAGCTGTTCAAATCTGCGCCCGCCGATATGGTCGCCCTCACCGTTTATCAGTTCCGCCGCCTTTACTTCCTGGCGCGGCATCAGAACGCGCTCAGGAGTCACGCGCACCTGTATGAGCAAGCCCTGCACGCCCTGGGCGCTGAGGTCCGCTTCGCAACGATCGACGAGGTGCGGCTCCATGCAGACTGAAAAGCTCACGCGCAAGCAAAAACAACACATCCGGGCGGCTTTCGCCCATTACGCGGTTTGGGAGATTGTCGGCGACAGTCTCCGGCGC